ATGTTCGCACTGGTTCTGTTTGTCTGTTATCTGGATGGCGGTTGCGAAGATATCGTAGTGGATGTTTACGATACAGAGCGGCAGTGCCTGTATTATATGGACGATCAACGGATTCGTCAGGGCGGCTGCTTTCCGGTTGAGGATTTTATCGATGGATTCTGGGCGCCCGCCCAGCAATACAGCGACTTTTAATCACTGTAGTTGTACCAGCGTTAACTCGCCGCCGAATACCGCTCCCGTATCGATGTAGTGCAGATTGTCGCTGTCTACACGTTGACGCAACGGCGTATGGCCAAACCAGAAATGGTCAGCGCCGGCGATAGCTGTCCCTTCTCCTGCCAGATGCGCACTCAGTCGCGCGCGTCGCCACAACACCTCCGTAAGGTTAACCGGCTTTTGCCACTGATAAATATCTTCCGGGTAATCGGCGTGGGCGACCACATGGGTCGCCTCGCGGCAATGCAATTCCAGGATCCACGGCAGATACTGGCAGTATTCCAGTGCCAGCGTTGCATGATGCCGTTTCTGCTCAGGCAACGCCGTAAACCAGCCGCCACCATTCATCGTCCACAACGACCACTGTGACGTACGCAATGCATCTATCGCCATCTGTTCATGGTTCCCTCTGACTGCCACCATCCAGCGCTTATGCAGCAACTGCAGGCAGCGCAAACTGTCAGGACCGCGATCGATGAGATCGCCCACAGAGACCAGTAAATCTTGCCAGGGATCAAAGCGACAGGCCCGCAGCTTTGCCATCAGCAGCGCAAAACAGCCGTGGATATCCCCGACCACCCAGATGTGTCGCCACTGTGCCCCTTCGATCATTTGGTAGCTTTTTTCAGGCTGTTTCATGAGAGTTTTGTCCTCAGTCACGCCCTAACACAAATTTAACAATAGCAGCAAAAAACGCTGGACGTTTATGCCCGGGTGTGGGTATGGTTTACTCAGAATGATAAGTGCGAAATGCCATTAGGCTCAGGAAAAGCACCCGTTCTATAGATAAAAAGAGACCGAATACGATTCCTGTTTATGACTCAACCTGAATTATCTTATATTTTACAGTAAGTTAGCTTGAAAACACCCACAGAATACACCTTCCAATACTTATCAGTGCATCCTTTCAAGATCAAACAGTTGCCACTCTTTTCGAGTGCGCGACGTGGAATCTTCGGGATCGCTAGATATGCCAAAGCCCCTACTTTTAGAATTCATCAATTCACAAACTGACCATCCCCCCCCCTTAAAGTTAAGACTCATTTTTAAATCATTACCGGTGTAGATTTTAAGTTACTATACTCTCACGACTAACCAATCCTAGAACGCGTACAATGAACAACCAAACCATACTAAAAGATGATAGTACTAAAAGAAATGGTATTATAGACGTATTGAGATTCTTAGGGCTTTCATTAATAATATTAGCCCATACAAATCCAAACGAATATATTTTCCAATTAAGGAACTTTGATGTTCCATTAATGTTTATTGTAATGGGAATGTCTTATAACATAACGTCAAGCAAGCAACGAACAAAGGTTTCATATATCACATCCAGATTCAGAAGGATAATATTACCGACATGGATATTCTTGGCGTTAATATTTACCGCATGCTACTTATGTTATTTAACATTTAATCTAAGTAAGTTCCATTTCACACAATATGAAATACTCTCATCATTTTCACTAGCGAGAGGTATTGGATATGTTTGGGTTATTAGGTTATTCTTTGCCGTATCAGTAATTGCTGTCCTGGCTCCCAAACGCGTATATCAAGTAAATATTTTTGTAATATATTTAGCTTCATTCCTGGTTATAGCTATGAGCGACAACCTGCTTGGTGATTGGTACAAAGAAATAGATCATAGAAATGATATACTTTTGCTTGGATCATTTTATTCTAATGTCATACCTTACACTTTGATTTTTTTAATAGGTACAAAATTATTAAACTGTACTAGCAAACAACTATATTTACTACTTCTAATATCTTTGTTGATTTTCTCTGTGGTTGTTGTATACAATTTCTTAATGTCATCAACTCTTTACCCCACACAAACAGATAAATATCCGCCAGGAATATATTACATTAGTTATTCATTTTTTATGTCTTTACTTTCCTTGATAGCAATAAGAAAAATAAAATTAATTTACAAGTTAGCAAATATTAAAGCAGTGATATTTATCTCATCAAATTCCATTTGGATTTATTTATGGCATATAGTTTTTGTAATGATCACAGATAAAACAAGCATATGGTTTATATGGAGATATTTACTTGTGTATGCATGCGCAATTATAATTTTTCTCATTCAGTATAAACTAATAACCTTATGGACAAAAAAACTAAATGATGTAAAAATAAAAAAAATCATAACATCAATTTTTACCGGGTGAGTTTAGCCCGTCATACTGACGGGCTATAATTTATTATGATTTAGAGAAAACTGATAAAAGCGGAATAGTAAATGTTGATACTCCTGCATTCATCATGCATGTTTTCCCACCAGAAAATCCGGTTATGTTTTGCGAAACCGGGCTTCCTGTTGTCGGATAAAAAGTGATCGTATCTCCACCTTTCAGCACTCTGACCTTTCCTGTCACATCAACAGACGAGCTGGATACTGATGTAAGCGAACCATTATTCATCGTGTAAAAATTGATGGTCCCTGTTGCTGTTCTGCTTACACCACATCCTGACTTTTGTTTCTGTTTATAATTGAAAAGAACAAGAGTCCCGACTGGCATGGTTTCAAAATCTACAGTAACAGTCTGGTAAGATTTACTGCCATTTTTCATGTCTGGCGCTTCATCATCTGGTCCTGAAAAGTTGTAACCCAGAGTCAAATCGTTAACCGATGGATCATTACCAGTGACGCCCTTAATCTGCGTCACATTTAACGCAATAAAATTAAAACCAGTAAATAAAGGTTTTAATGGTTCCCTGAATAAAAGTCCTGGTGGGTATACACGAGACGGGGCTCCATCGTATGAAACTGAAATAATATTAAGCCCCTTTTTCAGGGCGCCAATGCAAGTAGTCTGCTTGCCAGAAAATGATGTTAGTCCATTGCTGGCAATAGCACCTGAAAGATAAGCAGAGTTCCTGATGTCATTTAGAATTACAGAGAACTGGTTAACACGGCCTGATGCAGTATAAGTTGGGTTATATGGCTCAAATAATGTTACAGAGAGATCACTTGTATCGCTCCATACAAAATACCGACAAGTAGCATTTTCATTTGAAGGGGCAATCATACCCCATCCGCCAAGTGCATCAAGATAATCGCCACCACTCAAATTTGAAATGGATGGATCGTATCTTGCTCCTGATGGATAGCCAAAACCAATAAATGATAGCTGTGTTGTTGGTATTAAATTTTTATTTTTTACAGCAGTATAAACTCTTTCTTTTAATACCTCTTTGGCAGCATAAGCACCGATGTACGCATGCCCAATTGTCGAAGGATGGCTCTGGTCAAATACAGTTCCGCCATCCCGTTTTGCTACATCAGAGATTGAGTATGCTCCAATATCTGCGTAAGCGTCAGTCGTTGCTACGGATAAATCAAGAAACTCAACCTTTTGGAAAATTCTCTCAATACGCTTCTTAATGGCTGATTCCATAAAGGCCTTTGGAGCATCGTTGTTGTTTACAGTAACAAAACATACAGGACAACCATACCCCCACGCCTTCCTGATTAACTTTTCAAACTCATGAAAGTATGATTCATAGCCGATATCAGGAAGTTGGCTATTATCATTAAAACCAAGACTTATAAATAAAACATCAGGTGCATCATTGCCGTATGCTGAATTTTGAAAAAAGCCATAATCGAAATTCACATAACCCCATCCATCAATAAGTCTCTTACCTGTTGATGCGCAGTTATAAGCTTTAAAAATGTTAGTCGTACTATCTGACAACATATTCAGGCAATCAGTGAAGATCCTGAACCAGGAATACTGTCCGCCATTTAAGTTGTGATTGTAGTTGGTAGAGTTAAGATTACCATTGCTATCGGTTGGGTTTGGAGTCCATCCTGAACTATACGCACCATCAGTTATAGAATCACCGATAATACCAACATGACAATCAGCAATCGTTGATGGATATCCCTGCTTGTTGGCAAACTTAGCAATAGTTCCAAGCGCAGTAAAATCCGGCCCATTCATTGCTAGACCAACATCAAATACGTGCTCATTTCCCCACTGATCAAGGGTCAAGATCTTGCCTTCACCTATAAATTTGGTTACATCATCATCGGGCAAAAGGTTACATCTGAACTGAACACCTACAGGAACGTATATCTGCCCCTGAAAAGCATAGATGGCCGCCCTGTTGTCAGTAGTATCATCGATAACCACGCCAGGAACATATTTTACTGGCGTTGCATCAGTGCGGAACATTCCATTGCTCAACTCTGTACGTAATGCTGCATCCCCTACACCAACCCATTTACCTTGCCCAATTCCACCAGTGCTCTCAGGAGTTGATCCAGGGGGTACTACTTTGGGGAGGACACCGTCCCACCTGTAGAACTCACCGTTGCTTTTCCAGCGCAAGCACTCGTTAGCAAGGCTAATGGTGCTACCATCTTCAAAAGAATCCTTCGTGATATATCCATAATTCAGAATTGCCTGATTTGCATCATAATTTATGCCAGCAATTGTACGATGTTTATCGCCAAACCTGTCAAGATAAACATGCTCAGGTGACGTAACGAATTCATCAATTTTACCCGCATTAAACTTCAGGTCGCGCGGAGATTCACTTGGAACCTGATTCTGTGTTGGTTGGGTAGCCATATTTTTTCCATAAAAAAACCCGACGCAGTAGTCGGGTTGTGGTTTCGGGATTGGTTTACGAGTAAATCAGGTCGCTGTACTCGGCGAGTGTAATTGCTGTTCCGCCCTGCCCATCTGGCTGCTTGGCGGTTATGGTCCATTGCCCGGCGTCCAGTTCCTCGGATGTGGCTATCACATACCGTGATGGCGACTGAACGTCGAACCCGTCGTAAAGGTTCAGTGGTATGTCAGGAACTGCTGCGGTAAATCCGAACTGTGTATCTGAACGAGGAGAAGCCGGGAAGCGCGCCGTTGTAGCGCCTGATGAATCGGTGATCTGCACATACATCGAACCAGAGAAATTAATACGTTCACTGGTTTCGAAGTCGTTACCTGATCGAGAGACAATGTAACCGGCCTGCTGATTGGTATCGTAAGTGTCCGGGACCTGAACCATATCTCCGACGTTCACCCACTCACCGTCTGCCATAGCTGTGATAGCCATAGTCATCCTGGAATAGATGAGACGCTTACACTCACGCAGAGCGCGTTCATTGGCCTGATACCTGTTCCTGATGTATAGCATCTCGAACTTTTTGGCCTTCGTCGGCATCCCTTCCACAATGCTGTTTCCAACAATGCGGTAACGAACGAAATCCTGCTTGTTCGTGTCCGGGTTACGGAACTGCACTTCTACGCCGTCATATCCACCAGGTAGCGTCATGTCGTATGACAGTGAGTACCGGTCTGCCTTTGTGTTGGAGCGGTTGAAGATTGTCGCTGCTGAGGTTTTCTTACTGTCACGGGTAAACGACAAAACGCCGTTGTCATCATAGACAGTGACGCTGGCAGCATCGCAGATGGTTTCCATCCTTGAACCAAGGGAAACGTCTTCATCATCGAAAGTGTAATCGAAGTACCCAAGGCGCGGATCGATAGCATCAATCTCTGCCTGAATCTGATACAGCCCATAAATATCAATGCTTGACTCAGACTGTCCGCCAACCATCAGCCAGTTATGCAACGCGATATCGGCGAACTTACGTGAAGGACGGATCGTATAATCGACCTGTCTGGTCGTCATGTTGTAGCTGATAACGTGCCGGGTGATTAGAGCATTGTATTTCCTGTCCCTGCTGCCTGTGGCGTTTTCAGTTGCCCGAACCCTGATCATTACAGTGGTATCATCAGGATGAACAACGTTACTCCTGATGTTGACAGCATGAATTTCTTCAAGCTGTAGTTTGTTATTATTTGAACTATTATTCACACGACGTACAGAAACAGCGTATCGCCCATATCCAGCAGTTGGGACAACCTTAAAAGTGCGGTAATAAGTTCGTGATACACCCTTTGAGCCCGCTTTTATTTGATATGCTATGGTTTGACTGGTCCCTGGAATTTGCCCATTCTCATCATCAACCTGCCATAGAGTCATCTCGAAATTTGCAGTTTGCCCTCCCACGAACCCAGCCTGAATATGTGCCCATATCTGACTTGATCTAATCGGTGAAATAAATGGGCCAACGACCAATGCTCCGTTATCGTTTAGTATGAATTTCGTCGTGTTGATGGTTGCATTCTCTACAGGCACTGTCGTTCCTGAGAGTTCATTGAATGTGAATGTGTAATAGTAAACAGGGTTTACTACGGCCCCATTGTTGGTCTCTGCAAACTCAGACAGGTTTGCTGTAATAGTCACATCTTCCGTTTTTGTTCCATCTGGAATCGGATACGTCACATTTATGGTGAAAGTAACTGGATGAGGCAAAATCAATCCAGTGAAATAGTCAAAATCTGACTGTTTCACGATTTTTATCGCTATCTCGCCACCCGCATATGTGCCACTGATTACGGTATTTGCGCTGGCTGACTCGACAGGAACTGCATCATTTTCATTCGGCCCAGGCATTTCCTGACCGTCAACATCGTCAAACTGATACCCTTCTGTTACAGAGGGAATAACCTGCCCAGGTTGATAAATGGTATAGGTAGCGCCCGCCATTGACCCAAGATTTGTTTCTGAAAACCTGACAGAGGAAATGTCATAAACTCCTATTCCGAAATTCATCATCTCTGTTACGTATTTAATTCCTGAGTTATCTTGGCCTCCAAGAACATATTCGAACATTGACTCCTGAACCAAATCTGGAAACGCGCGCACCTGTCCGAAATTATCAGGTTTAGCCTCACCGTTACGTGCGGTATTTGTTTGCCCTTTCAGGCTGTTATTCGGTGATGTTTTGCTGTTGCTACTTGATGCGCTCGTATTAGGTTTTGGCATCAGACCTGACAGTATTTTTTGCGTGAACTTTATAGGGTTGAAGTGCTCAAGTGGGTTGAGTATTGTCCCGATCAGCCCGCCGCCTCCTTTAGGCTGATCAAAGATGATTACCCTGTCATTCTCCTGCAGTGGAAATGCAAGTTCATCATCAGGTCCTAGTTCAGTTCCATTTACGCGGATGCGTATGTCCCGGTGAAAACTTTCCTGCTCCAGCCATTCAGAAAACACCGTCCCAGCTTTGACGACATCCCGGTCTTTAGGCAGCCCTGGTACTCGCTGAATTTCGATTACCGGCATAAGAATAGAACTCCACTTTGGTGAATAGTTTCTGAATGGTGCGGATCGCGTCTGACCTGACATGACCATTTTCACCGCGGCTATGTAATGCTCGCCCGTCGAAAATCAGGCCGACATGTACTGGTTGGCTGCCGACCCAGGCGACGAAAATACCGTCATCACAGAAAGACTCCGTGCGGCGCCAGAACACAACATCACTGTCGTAACAGGTCAGGAAGTCACTACCGCTTTCGTAGTCAGCCGTCTGATGTATCTCAATGCCGAGAACGTACCGGTAGTAAAGCACCACTAACCCCCAGCAATCCGCGGCTTCGAAAGAGCAGGCGCGGTTCTGCCAGGGGATACCGGTTACGCGTGAAAGGAAGTCGTCTTTAGACATTCTGAAGTCCCGGATATTCTTCTACGGTGTACAGGCGTCCGACGTTGCGGTTAAGCGGATTGATACGCGTCAGACTGCATGTGACGTCCTTGTCATCCATCGAGCAGTCAGAAACATAGAGCGTCCATGTTTTAATGGCTGTGCTCATATCTGCGGAATCAAACACCTGGTATGTTGCGGAGATCGGCGTGATACGTGCATGAGCTTTCCAGAGTTTCAGCTTCTGCTTGAAGTCCTGAGCAAGTCTGCTGAACTTAACCGTGCTGTCGAGTACCGGCGTATTGCTCTGCTGGCTTTCCGTCAGTTCCATCCGGCACGGCGTGAACACCTGCCCGCCAAGAGTTTTGGGGAATATCTGGTTATTCACCAGACGCACATACCCGAATGTCTCGTTGTAGAAGGTGATGGTTTCATACAGGATCCGGTTCGGTCGCTGGCTTTGAAATTCTCGCAATGTAGGCATTACGGCGCCCTCGGCAAACTTTCCGGATCGCGCCCATCAGGATACCCGGTCACGATAATGTCCAGCCATGAGGCCCATGGCGGCGGAAGCTCAACAATGATGTCGTCAAAGTCGTCATCAGAGTTAACCAGTTCACGCGCGATCACGTCACCGCTCCAGGTGAATATTGAACCTGATTGCGACCATGATGGCCAGGCGATGAAGTGCAACTCCTGCACCTCAATGCCTGTATCTCCGGTTCCGGTACCTACAGGCATCGTGAACCACTGGTTGCAGTTGTCCAGGTAGTTCGGACTGCGCAACCACTGCATAAACGCCCGGTGCTGTTCACGCGTGAATATCCATGTCAGCGAGAACGACGTTTTCAGGTCATCAGTAAGCTTCTGGAATATCGGCGCGCCTACCATTGGCTGATCAGTGCGAAAACCGGTATCCGTAGTCGGGGTCTTACTTTTTTGCGCCAGAGGTAGCCAGTCTGGATATGGTATTGCCATTACTCCCTCGCTTTACGTGGTGCCTGATGGTTATGCTGAATGGCCTGGCTAACGCGCCCGCCCTGATTGATGTCAGCGACGATCATGTCGATGGTCACTCCGTTGCCATCCTGATAAGCCTGAGCGTCTACCGTTGCGCCGGTATAATTTTGAATGTTGATATAGACAGGAATCGACTCACCGCCGGAACCTGACGTCATCTGCTTGTTACTGATGACACGCCCATTATCGCCGGGGATCATGTACTGCTTGCCGGTACTGGCGCGGTAGATTTCAGGCATGCCGCCCTCACCTACCTGGTACATCGAGCCGGCAGCAACAGGACCGCCGTTTTTACGCTTACCAGCAAGCCCACCAGCAAGGGCCATCGCTGCCACAAGAGCCGCAATACCGATCGCCGCAGCACCACCGAAAGAGCCGATTGAAGCTACAGCCGCCGCCGGAGTCCAAACTGCCATTGTTGTCGTCGCTGCAGTAGTGCTTGCTGCAGTTGTGGTTGCGAGGCCTGCCGTCTGAGCCGCAGTAGCTGCTGCAACCGCAGAAACCTGTGCGGTCTGTCCCATGACCGCTGATTTAACCCAGTCAATACCCATCTGGACAACTGCGTTAATTGCGCTGTTAAGTGCGTTGCTCACCAGTGATGAGATCGCTTCCTGAGCAGACATACTTCCGGTAATAATCCCGGTGAAAGCATTGCTGGCATTGTTGCCGAATGAAGTGAAAGCCGCCCCTGCCATCTGCGTTGCCAGGTTGAGTTGCGTCCATTCTTCAAACATCGCAGCAGAACGTTGTTGCCGGTACTGAAGCTCTATAGCGGCGCGCGCTGCCTCGGCCTGCGCAATCTTTTGAGGGTACAGCAGTGCGTACTGGTTAATATCAGCCATGTCCTGCTGATACTGGCTGTCCAGTCCGGCTGTTTTGCTGGTACGCCCCTGGATCGTGCTGAATTTGTTACTGGCCTCAGAGCGCTCCTTCTCGGCTTTCGCCTGCTCGCGGATCGCATTTGCGTTATCCCATGTCTTCGCAGCATATTCACCAGCAAGTGCTATCTGCTGTTCAGTAGCTGATTTCCCCAATGACTGCTGAGCATTCAGAACAGCCTGAGCACGCGATAACTCCCCGATACTTGTTGCAGACAGTTCAGACTTCTGCCGCATCTCGTCAAGTTTTTGCGCTATTTGATCCTGCGTCCTGGCGTATTGCTCTGCGTCTTTCTGGGCCTGCGATTTACCTGCTTTTGGCTTGTTGCCGGTAGCGGTCGTTTTAATCTGAATTGGTTTAGTATTGGCAGCCTGATTTGATGCCTTAGTAACTGCATCAAGATCTCCAACGAGCATAGCTGCTCTGTTGCTAAGACCTGCAAGCGCTTTGCTCTGCGCCTCCCAACCATCAAGGCCAAGCCATCCCCATGTCCGCGCCCGACGCTCGAACATTTCACCAGTGCTTGTCAGATCAGAAATCTGAGATGCTGCTGATGCAGTTTTTCCTACCAGACGATCGAGTGCAGCCGTTACGGAATCTATAACCGCTACAAGTCCAGTACTTGCTCCGGTTGCCTGGTTAATGGAGTCAACCATTCCAAGCATGGAGTTAGTGAGAGCGGTATTGGCCTGTGACAGGGTCCTGGGTAATTTTTCGAACTCTGCATTTACGACACCAGTTTGTTTTTGAATGGCATTGAGAGCGTCTTCAGCAGTGAGCTTCCCTTCCAGCATTCTTTGCCGTAACTCGCCAATGCTGACGCCAATGCCGGCTGCAATCTGGCGAGCCAGTTCAGGCATCTGTTCAAGGATGGAGTTAAATTCCTCAGCCCGTACAGTGCCAGATGAAATAGACTGGCCGAACTGACGGAGAGCGTTAGCCATTTCCTCAGATGAGGATCCACCTATGCGCCCAATTTTCTGCAACGTCTCAGTTAACTGGAGAACTTGTCCATTGGTCGCTCCGGTATCGCGCAATGCCGTACTCAGTGATTCCCATAACTTAGCTGTATCCTGAAGAGATCCACCAGTTGCCGAACTGATACGCATCAGGCTTTGCATGGTTTGTGACGCTGTTGCTGCGCTGCCAGTAAGGCGCTCAATTCTTGAATTTAATTGCGACATGTTGTCGGCTGCAACAATGAACGCCTTTCCCCACTCAGCCACGACAGACGCAGCGATAGCCGCACCAATCTTGTTAATACTGGTTTGCAATTTATCGGCTGATGTGGCCGCTGAGTTTGCATCTTTGCCGAGTTTATTTAGCGATCCGCTAGTTTTGTTGATGCTGCCAGAAGCTTTGTTGGCATTCTTCGACATCTCATCAAGCACGTCGGAAGCTTTTCGGCTGCCGGTTACCATCTTCGCGGTTTCAATGTCTACGTCGTAATACAGATCGCCGAGGTTTTCCGAAGCCATGTTATCTCCAGGCGTAAAAAAACCCGCCGGAGCGGGATTTGTATGTTATTAATTTTTCCTGGCTGCTTCCGCCCTTGCTCTTCGCGCTGCCTGCCGTGCGAGGAAATCGTCAGCGACTTTATCGTACTCTTCTCGCGTGAATCCCTTCTGGTCAGGATATTTGGCAGCAAGCAGTAACTGGAACTTCGTCATTGTCAGGCGGGAAGCTTCTTCTTCGCTAATGCCAAAATGCGTTTGCGCTGCAACAATGTACTCAATGGCGCGAAATTCCTTTGTCGCTTCGTTAGTTTCATTCCGCTGTAACTTTCTTACCTTCGCCTTGCCGATAATTCCGTGCTGCATAAGCTGTTGAGCGAGTACAATTATGTCGCTTTTCGGCATCAATCCTGGTAGATAAACAACTCGATCTCCATCTCCACACCACTCTCCAGTCAGGCAGGTGATATCACTATCACAGCAACTCTGAAGTACTCTCACCGATTCAGAAACAAGGTGGTCAGCAGCGCGATTTAGTGATGGGACAAACATGCTTGTATTGAAAGATGGGTTGTCAGCGATAAGGTCAATAATGCTTTGTGTTTCGCTTCCATGGATCAGACCGAAGACCTTTACTATCTCGTCAGGCTCTCCAATTCGCGTCATAGCCAGAAAGGATGGCCTGAAAATATAGTCAGCACCACCTTCCCTGCTATCGCTTATGCCGATCTCTCCAATCTCTTTCAATGCTGTCATTTTTCATTCCAGTGAACGGTCATTATCAAGGGCAGCTCGCCGCCCTTTGGAATAACCGTTAGCTCACAGTAACGGTGCAAGCCGTAGATGTTAAGGTCTGGGCAGGTAAAGACGAGTCGGTAACCTCGCAGGTATAAACACCAGCATCACCAGAAGCAGCGCTGGCCTTATTGAATGTAGCTGAGGTCTGCCCTGACACTGCACTACCGTCCTTCTTCCAGATATAGGTGTATGGTGCTGTGCCACCATCAACCGCTACAGTCATGGTTAATGCGGATCCAGTCGCTACAGATTTTGTAGCTGCAAGGTCGGTAGTGAATGCTAATGTTTCTGCTGCTATCACTTCGATAGTGCTTGCATCGCCGACTTTGAACTCGGTAGAGAACGTAACGATTTCGTTGGTGCCACCGTCAGAACTGAGCGCCGTGATGTTCATGTAGCCGATGAATTCAACCGGGCCGTAATCCATGCGTACCCAGATGCCTGGTTGGCGTTTTGCTTTCAGCTCACCAGCGAAATATTCGATAAAACGGCCAACACCATACTGATCAAGTTTGTCTTTCTTGCGAACCTCACCCTCAAAAGAAATAGTGAAGTCACTGTTAGTGATGATCGTCTCGACATATCCGCCACCGTCATCAGCATCAGACGTAACAGTATTTGGGTTGAAATCGAAACCTTTCGACGTACCCGCCGCCAGTGATTTCCAGTCTGCCTCCTGCGGCTTGGCATCAGGACAGCCATCAGCTACTTCCAGCACGACTGCGCCACCGAAAAGGCGTTCGTTCGAGTTCTGGCAATCAGCCATGTGAAACTCCTCTTTGACGTATAAAAGAAAACCCGCCGGAGCGGGTTATTTGGTTGGGAATGGCTAGTCGCCAAATGTGCAGGAAAATTGCAATCGGAAGACTATTCGCCCTTCTTCTGTGAGTACCGGCGCAGGTATTGCTCCCATGTTCTGGATGTATCCGACGCACGCATCAGACATTGGGTTGGCTTGGACATAATCGATGATACGCTGTACGGCGTTAAGCGCGTCTTTTCGCTTTTCTTTCGCACCTACCACGTCAACTAGGACGTAATATTCAGAGCCAAGATCGGTTCGAATGGCAGTTCCACCACTTGGCCTGAATACCATGACAGCCTTCGACAGATCACCAGGGTCGTCGTACATCAACTGCTGCACCGTGAAGCCGGTAGTTAGCCCAGCATCGCCGAACATGTTTCGCACCCGTTCATGCATCATTGGTGTCATACCGATAATTCCTTCCTGATGACGGCATCAATTTGGCTTTTGGTATCTTCGAAGCCTTTAGTCAGAAACTCCTTCCTTGCCGTCGAGCGTCGGAAAGTTTGCGGCACGTTCGGATCGTGAACGTACACAGCATAATTCGCCGTGTAACCCACACGGCCTGTCAGACGAGTGCCAGATGCCGTCACTTCTCGGTACTGGCTATTCAGGAGTGTTGATGTGTCGATCGGTGTATATAGCGCTGCCTGTGAGCTGCCGATGATGAGCGCTGATTGTATGGCGCGAATAGCTTTACGCCCTTGAACCTCATTAACGAAACGATCAAGGTTCGCTTTAGCCTGACGAACCCCGCGTATTTTTACGCCCATGGCTACACTCCCGTAATTATCGCCCAGTCATCTTCCAGGCCGTCGAGAGTGTCGTTCCAGCGCGTCACATGACGCACCTCATCTGCACCGGCCACGACCGGGTCTGGTTCAGTGCTCACACCGATCAGGATGTAATCGCCCTCATCAGCCAGCGCAAACGCAGTAAAGAAGGTGTTTTTTACAACAACCTCTTTGCCGATTGAGCCGAGCTTTGCTGACAGGCCGCCGATGTAGTCGCACATGATGGTTTCAGGTGGTTCATATGGGTCGACAGGATCGCCCCACTCATCATTACCGACCGCACCCTTACGCCATATCGTGCACGGCTTGTTATATGACCATGAAGCAGTAGACGACATCAACCCTCCTTCCAGCGCAGCACCTTCGCGCCAGTCGCCCGGATGCGCGGGCAGTTGATATGCCACTCTCCGTCCGACTTCACGTAGCCGGTAGTTTCCCGCCCGGTGTCGGTAATCACCCAGACGCGGACGAATGAGCGCGGGAGGCCGTGCTTAACTGATTTGTACGTCATCACTTGTCACCGCACATGCAGCCGCCCTTCCCGATCCAGATACCAGCGAATGCCGGGGAGGCGGTAGGGTCGGCAGGAATTAGCGAGGTGGCGCAGCCGTACTTATCCAGCCCGCGCAAAAGGTTAACCGAGGCCTTCCAGCGATCGGTGAACGACTGGTATCGGAACGAGCGAGACGCCCCGCTTGGTGCCGTTTGGCTGGAGATGTACTTATCCCCCTGCCCGAGCCCCATGAGCGCCAGCAGATAGAGCTGAATCAGCAGCGCGGTCGATGCCGGATAATGTGCATCGAGACACTCCTGAATGCTGTTGGCCTGGTCGACGAGAGCCTGAAGAACAAAATCGGGAATGGTAATTCCCTGGCTCTCCAGATACTCCTTTGCCTGTTCGAGAGTTACCATTATCGACTCCGTGAAATACCCCGCCTGAGCGGGGTATAAAAAAACCGCCTTAGCGGCGGCTGTTATTCAGTAGGGAAAAGCTTTTCGAGTTCGCCATCCGGCAACAGCTCACTGAGCTTTTCAGCGCCCAGGGTGCCTTTGAACTCAATACCCAGCTGGGTCAGGCGGTCCTGAATAATCTCTTTGCGAGATTTCTCACCGGTACCGGCATCAGGTGTCACAGGTTTCAGCTCACCACCAGCTTCGCCCTTCATTTCTCGGACATTAGACTTCAGCGCTGGGTGAAGCTCTTTCAACTCCACCACGTCGCCAACCTTCACGCCGAACCATGGGCGCACAACTTCGTATTTAGCCATGCTGTTTCCTTACGCCAGGTTAGCGCCGTAGACAACGCCGGACAGGCCCTGATCGTCTGCGGTGATTTGCAGACCTTCAGCAGACATAATCTGGAAGTTGTAGTTAACGTTAGGCAGTGGGCGCGGCAGCGGAACAACGCCGACAGCCATACCCACCAGTGGAGAGATCACGTCACGGCGACGAACGTACGCGATGAACTCGTTACCGGTCAGCGCGAAGCTCATGCGGATTTCTTTCACCGGTGCGAACGGCAGCACCGCCTGCAGCACAGTTCCGCTTACAACGCCGTTGACCACATACGGCTGAGCCAGGTTTGCCCAGATTTCCGGGGAAACCCACATCACATCGTATGCGGCTACTTTGTTCGTACGTGCGGTGGTACCGAACGCGCCTTTACCGAAGAACGCAAAGATCGCGGTCATGTCAGCGGTGGTCAGGTCGATGTTCGCGCCACCAGCACCGGACCCGAGGTTAATCTTCTTGGTGTTGCGGTGGTTCTTGATACCCTGCGCCGGATAGGACTGAACCTGAATTTTTGAATCGCCGTTCAGGTAGTAGTTGACGCGCTTCTGGTTGAACTTGCGCATCTTAGCCATCTGCGAGTCCAGCACCAGGTCAATGCCCACAGAATTCAGCCCAGCAGCATGACGCCAGTTAACACCGTAACCAGCAGTGAACACCGGAATCGGATCGCCGTCGCTCGCGTAGTCGGTGTGGTCGAAGGAGAACGGCGCCTGACCATCGATGCTTACTGACACGTCGTCAGCGATGTCGCCAACCACGTTATACAGCTTGGCGGTTTTACCGACCGGCAGCACGGTCTGAACGCCGATCAGGTCGTTCACGATTTCCATGCCAACTTCCTGATCGCGCAGTTGCAGCACCTGGTTGTCAATCTCAGCCCAGAAGTCACGGGAGAAACCGCCAACAGCGTTACAAGCCAGCATGTCAGGCGTCATGATTGCGCGGTTAGCCGCAATGATGGAATCGTTCTGCAGGTTCCACATGTTGCGGTTTGCCCACAGCTCGCTCCAGTGCCCGCCGAGGCGGGAGTTAGTCGCCAGCGTCTCTTTAGAGAAGTACATATGTGTTTGTCCTTTTGTTACGCGCCAGCTGCGGCGACAGTGCCAACGCGCATGCGCACGCGAATGAAGTCGGATGTGCTGGCGGCGATGGTATATTCATCCTGGCTGTAGCCGATTACTGAATCAGTGTCATCGGTTGCCAAAGTGAACTGACCGGCCGTACCCAGTTTGATCGGGCTGTCTTTCTTGTATGCTCCAGCCGCGCACAGCAGAGCCAACTCACGCCCTTCTTCGACGTAGTTGCCGACAGCTGAATCACCGGCAGGAATTGCATCTGTGATATTCAGCCCCTGGTGGTAACCAACATCGATGATGTACAGGCGGCCGGTCAGTGCCGTGGCCTGAGCGAATTTATCTGATGAGTTGATGGTTGCGGCGGTGCCCGGAAGCAGCGCGGCGGCCGTAGTGCGGGTTTCGGTCTTGTACAGAGACTGACCGTCGATATTAACGCGACGATAACGTGGCATTATTCCGGCTCCTTACTTGAAGTGTTCGTCAGCGGCAGGTGCGCCGGTTTCTTTGTGCTGCTGTGCATTGTTAGTACCCAGCGGAGCAGCTTCACCCAGCGACTTGAACATGGCGTCCAGCGCTTCGCCTGACAGTGCGTTAGCCACGATATCGCCATGGACCTTCGCAACCGCTTCGCGCTTTGTTTTCTCTTCGGCGCGAGAGTTGGCAGTCAGGGTTTCGGTAAGCTTGTCCTGATTGGCCTGCAGACCGGTGATCGCATCCTTAATCGGATTCAGGGCATCGGCGAAGTTAGCGGCCAGGCCTTTACCGATTTCGCTGATCAGCTCTTGTTTCTCTTCAGTGGTTAAAGGCATGTCGCCCTCCGTTTTGTGGTTTGTTGCAGGCTGTTCCTGCGGTGTGAATAGAGCTTTGAATTTGTTGGCCACGACGGCCACCCACGATTCCTGGCGCGCTACTGCGGTGCCGCTATCGTCGAAGGTGATAACTCCGCCCTCCGACTTGTAGCCAAACACCTCAGCGGAGCCCCCGTTGCGGATGATTACCGCTTGCGAGTCAGTGAAGTCAGCAACCCAGGCGTATTCATCCGCGCCCGCCGCAAACTTCGCTTTTGCTGCGCGATCGAGACGCTGCTCGCGTTCACGGAAGGATTCGCCGACCAGCGCGCCTGAGTTAGCCTTAAGCGGCTGCGCCAGATCAGCGTTAACCATCAGGCCAACTCCCTGCTCCGGAGTAGCGGCTCCAACTTCGTGCAGCAGGATCGCGTCATGGTCCATTCCGTGGATATCAGCCACCCACTCAGCACCCGTTGCGCGCTGCTGATCGTTCGGTTCAAGCTGATCGAGGAAAGCGGCAACACTGGTATGAATCGGCGGAACGTCTTCGCCGCGCTCAATGGCAGCGACTCGCTCAAGCAGTTCCCTGCCACCTTCCGACTCACTGGCGCGGGCCACATCAACCCACTTTTCGAGGTAAATGCGATTACCGGACTTCTTAACGTTGCGGTTCCATGCGCCGATATGGCCTGCGTTAATCCCCTCTGGCGAGAAAGCAGACACGAACTGACCGTTAACCTGAGGGTGGCCCAGTGGCGCCAGGGTGCCTTCCAGGCCCTGATAGTGGGCGTCGATTTGCTCCTGTGTGTACAACCCACCATTCATGACGACGTTCGCCGGAAGTGTGTAACTCGGCAGCACCAGGTGCTCACGCCCGTTGTATTTTTCGCGCCGGATAGACTGGCTGTTCACCTTCGTGGTGATGTTTACCTGCATAGGCATAGCTATTTCTCCGCCCAGGCGTAACCGCGCGCCTGCATCGATTTATATTCCTGTTTTAGTTTCGTGATGGTGTCCGGGTATTCAGGATTACCGTCCGCATCCACCAGCACCGACTGCTGGCTGCATTTGCAGTTGATGGAGTTGCCATCTTTGCTGTACCAGTCACGTACCTCTTCGTTGGTGTAGAGGTGGGCGTGACGCACTGCATGGGTATGTCGGGTGGTTGGTGACAACGCCGAGATGTGAACCAGAAGGGTTTTAAGGCCGTAAAGGTCATTCGCCTCCTGGTCTTCATCCCACTTAGCCCGGCGCAGCGCGGTAGTCACTTCAGTGCGTGCTATACGGTTTGCCCGGCGCTTCTCGATTCCTGTCTGTTCTGTCAGGTTGCGGGCAATGTCCAGCGGATTGAGACCACGGCCCACGCCATCAGTCAGCACGCGCGCCATATCGCGCTTAACGTCAGCACTCAGCCCCTTCATTTCCTCAAACACACGCGCATGTACCAGCGCCATGCGTTGCTGGTACGGGTCGCTTGCGAGGATGGACGCCAGCGACTCACGCCCTGCTGCATACGCGGGGGATTGCTGGCTGAGGTTGTAGAACGACTGCCCGGTCCCTTTCTCCGATGCCAGATCGATGTACTCGTAAAACCAAAGGTCGTAATCGCCACCTTCAAGCAACACCTGATCCACCAGGTAACTGGCATCATTCAGGATGATGGAGAGTAGCGTTGGGTTTAGCTGGTATTCGTATCTGGCGTTAACTGCGAGGGAGGAAGGTATTTTTTCGAGTGCTGATTTGTACGCCTTGCCAATCTTATTCATCCGCCTGGCGAAGTCTTTCATTGCCCGGCGTTCCAGCGCATCGGCTCCGGTCGGATCCTGGTAGTTACGCGGCAGAATCGGTGGCTTCGTCTTATTCGTCGCCATCCTCTTCTCCTAATGGAAATTCATCGACGTTTTCATAACCGGCAGCTGTGCGAATTTCTTCACGACTAAAGGCTGGATTTTCTCCGCTCCCCTGGAACGTCTGGTTAATCTCTGCCATGGTTTTGGCATTTGCGAGTTTCTCAGTTCCAGTCTGTTCGTTGAGGTCATCCCAGATAACCGTCTTCTCGCTGACTGCATCAATAATTTTCAGGTCGATGAGCTTGTCACTGAAGTCTTCAATTTCGAATGACAGGTCACCGCGCCGTGACTGGCATCGAGCGTTGAAATACTTCAGATCTTCCGTGCTTGAACGCTCGGCCTGCTGATTGCCAACAAGGATGCGCGCCGGAATGTCGACCCCAGCCGAGGCGGTCTGCAAGTTCACATCGTATGTAGGCGAAGGGTCTGAAACAGCAGATACCATTGAGGTTACCTGCGCGCCCTGAGTAATCAGGAGCACATCGTTACCAACATTTAGCTCTCTGGCTGCTTCGTTATAGCGCTCCTGAAGCTCATCTACCGATACGCCATACAGCGAAGCCAAATTTGCAAAGTCGATGTCTTTATCAAAGTTGATGGCCTGCTTGTTTGACGCATTCTTCAGGAACGATTCACCAGACCCGCCCTCCACCTTCTCCAGGCTGACAAAGGCGTTATAAGGCGGTTCAAGGAAGCCAATGGCATCATTCGAGTGGTCGCCCAGGATGAAGACGCGATCGGGATGAACGAATCGCTGATTGGTCCCACCGTTTGGCAGGCTCTCAACGTATTTCCACTGCTTTGGTTGCCCGTAATCTGCCGAGTTTTGGTCTGTAACCCACTCGCTGACTGTTAGTGAGCCAGCCCACGCGATTGTAACCTTTTTGAGTGACTTCCCCCGGACAACCGGCTGATCCCACGTTCTGGAATCATTGATGTGCAGAAGGATACCGGCATAACGTCCGACCAGGCGGCGGCGGTCAGCTTCAGCAAAGGCCCGCCATAGACGCTTTGTGAAAACCTTTTTGGTGTTCTTCTCCCAGGCAGTTTCATCCTTACTCTCGTCGGCATCATCACCCTCGATGATTTCCGGGTTGGTCTGCCAGCACTTGCCCACCAGCTTCTCTACTGCGCCGTGTGCTATGCCACCGCGTCGGTAGAGAGCATAGAGGTTTTCGTAGGTGACCTGCTCAGGGAATCCATACTCGCACCATGCAGAATGACGCTTATTGTCCAGCCCCATTGTAGGCGCCAACAGCCCCATACGGGCGCGCGCCATCCGCGCATCGTTCAACGCATGGTTGACGGCGAGAGTTAATTTGTCAGTCATGGGTTATCCGTTGGTGGAGTTAAGGTATGAAAAAGGCCACCGAGGTGGCCTGAAATTATTGGTAGCTTTTCAACTTTATAGTATCGCCCTTAAATTGCTTCTGAAGAGCCTCTAGCAGAGCTGCTTCCGTCTTCCCATTAGCAAGAACATCGCTTAGCTTTACCTGATTGCCAACCGTTGAACCCTTCGCGATACGCTGGAAAATGACGTTTTTAAAATGATGCTGCATAACTATCTCCTTGTAAGTACATCATTAATAAATAACGTCAATTCTTGGTGAATCTTTAATTTTTAACGCAACCTTTTGGGAATCATCATCCCTGCCATCTGGCCCTTGCGCTTAATATGCCCGTCAAGGCTGTAGCGAATCCCGTCCCAGCAGTGTTCGTAACCGTCTGCCAGTTTCGGCAATACCTCGCCGGTGATGCGGTCCGTTTTGTAGGACCACATGCGGGCCTCTCGCGCCACGTTCTTGCAACGCGGATGGATAATGATTTCGTCAAAGCCGCGAAGATGGGCGATGCCGTCCTCAACGCTCCCCTGCCATTTCTCGGCAGCCGAGATGTTGAAGCCCTGCCGCTTGAGATAGCTGATTGTCTCAGGTCGTGCCGAGTCGGCCTTGATGGGCCAGTCACGAGATCCGGGAATTGTGTCGTATAGCTCAGGCATGTGGTCGAGCTCAGTCTGCTGACCGTATGCCTCGTACTCGATGTATAGCCGGTTGTGCAGGATGAACGAGCGAACCAACGTGTTAGGGTCTTTGGCAAAACCGAAGTCAGCACCAAAGAACAGGCGATCGGCCTCTTTCCATAGTTGGTCGGAGAACTCAGCAACCCGGTATTTGCCAGCCAGTACCTGCTTATCAGAGTTTTCGAGATAAGCACCTTCCCACACCCATGCATAAGTTGCCGGGTCTAGGCGGCGCTGATCGTTCTGTCGCTCACCTTCAAGCACGTCAGGGAACCACGGGTTATCAGTATAGTTCATCTCAACGGTAATGCAGTCGTCGCCGGCTTCTTTGCGGAACCTCTTATCCGTGGCGCTGCCGTCGCGCTCTGGGTTCCACGTCACCCAAATCTCTGATCCCTCTTCACGAACGGTCGGGCTCAGCTTCTGCCAGGCTATTTCGCTGACTGATTCAGCCTCGTCCACCCAGCACAATATAATGCGCGCTTTCGACTTGATGCTGTCGAGGTTATGCCTCAGACCGCAGAATACGTAGTTAACGCTCTTGTCGATGGTGCGGATGTACTTCTCGCCGATATCAAAGTTGGCGGCCAGCCAGGGAACAGACAGGATCGCCTGTTTCACCTCCTGCATGCTCGACTCTTCCAGCGAGTTCATGAACTCACGCGCGCAGAGCACTACGCCGCTTTCACCGTTCATCATCGACTGATACGCCTTTACGGCTGTCATCAGCGCAAAAGTGCGCGTCTTGGCACTGCCACGCCCACCATGCGAGCACCGGTAGCGCTTATTCACGGCAGTGAACAACGGCGCAAGCTTCGCTGGGATCGGCAGTTGAACGGCTTCACTCATGCTTTCGGCTCAACGGGTAGTAGTTGGATGATTGTTGGTTGCGGAGTCATGCTGCCATCAGGGCTTGTGTGCTCTACCTTCTGCCGATTGGTGTAGGCATCGCCCATTTCTTTGGCGGCCTGCTCGATAAGCTGCGAGGTCATGCCGTAGTTCTTCATCTTTTCTGCGTTGGTCGCCATTCGGTCGAGAACGCGCAACCGGTACGCTTTATTTGCGATCGGGATGTCGGCGATCTCATTCTGGAATCGTTTACGAGTGGCGTTGAACAGGTCAATCCACTTCTGGCTCAACTTGGCCGCCATTGCGTTTCCTGGCGTATATTGCGACACCTGCTGCCGTGAGACATCAATGCCGTATTCAGCCTTTACAAGCTCAATGACTTTTACCGGAGTCTCGTAGCAGGCGAGTGATTGAACGATGAAGGCTTTAACCTCTGTCGATAATGCTGCCACAGGCTACCTCCATGACAATCTGAATAAAGCGTTACGCCAGCCTTAGCATGCACGTCCCGCATGATCTGGCTATATCGATGTGAGCCACTTCTGCTGGCGCATTGGCCGCATCAACGAGCTCTTGAACTTCTTTGCTGGCACCGTAGCGACGTACGACACCAGTGAATTCTTCGACGTCGTGGCCGCGCAGTGTAAGCACTGGCAGCCCGGTCTCTTTGTTGAACTTAGGCGCGCCGAAATCATCGGTGGCCTGGGCGATGTGGTAAAGCTCATGCTCTACCAGTGCACAGAACTCGAGGTCGCTGCACTGTGAGCAGTAATCGGCCGCCAGTGTGATGATGAACTTCGGTATGCGCCCAAACCATTCATGCATCTGCTGTTCCATTCTGGCTTTCTGCCAACCACCAGCGCGGAGCATTACCTGCTCGGCCTGACCGAGAACGTAGCGCCCCTTCTTCGCGAACGAATCAGACGCCCACATGAAGCAGAGGTCAGCCTCAAGCAGGTGTTCGTGGTCAGGGTTATGGATGCTGCCGGTATCGCTGAGGATTTGGCGGTTTATCCATTCATGAACTTCGTTGGCGGGAATCAGCCTGGTGTATGGCTGCCAATTGTCGGAGGCGATGAAGTTAACTGGCGGGTATGGCCTGCGCTCGTCATCGTTAGCCATGACTTGCTCCGTTATTTTGATTCGAGGGTCGCCGTATTGCAGTCACTCATTTCAACTTTGAAACATTTACCGGTTAACCAATCCCAGTGAAGCAACGCGGAGAGGATGAGAAGCGGCTTCATGTACGGTCGTAGTGAAACTTTAGCGGTGATGATCATGAGTTACTCCGTCGTCACTTCTGCAGTCTGATCTGCTGGCACTGGCGTGAACTGCACGCGCTTCACATCGGCTGGAGCGAAATACAGCCACTCGCCCGTCTCGGTTGCCAGCGGCACAAAGCCATTAACCAACTCAGGCTGACTCCTGGTCATCTTTCCTGTGAAGGTTTCGCCTGTTTGGGTAGTAAGGGTGATTTGGTAGATGCCTGGCATGATTACCTCTTAGCCGTGTCGCAGCGTTCGCTCAGCTTCTCAGATGTGCTTTGCCACTTACGGCTTACCCGTCAGCAAGATGTGATCACCATCCTTGCGGGGTTACACAGATCATTATCGAAGCCCCTCAGTGAAGAGCTTCTGTAATGTCATTCGGCCTTTACAGCTTCGATGCTGAATCCGTGAATGATGCTGAGGGGCACACCGTGGGTGTCTAGGCCATTTTTAATAATCAGCACCCCATCGCGAATGTCTGGCTCATTGGTGTTTTGCCAGCCGACCTGCTCTGGTGCCTTTCCAGAATCGTGACCATCCTTAGTGATGAGCATTACTTTCCAGCCCTTGATTAAAGTACCCATTGTGCTATTTCCCCTGGGTCTGCTTATCCCATTCCTCACGGAACTTGGATGGGTTGTCGAAACCTTCACTGCACTGGCTGGTTTTCATCATTTCGCCCCCGATTCTTTTGTTTTCTGGCAGTTCGCCTGCCACGCTTTGTTATGCGCCAGGATGTCTCGCTTCGTCTGGCGGTCAAGAACATCAATGTCGTGATCAGTAAGGTAGATTGGCTTTACCCAGTCACAGGCTGTATCAACCACCACCGGGACGCTTCCACGTGTCACGCAGCTCGCGATCAACATCGTCATCAGGCATGCGGTTAACATTCTGCTGTACATTGCTGGCCTCTTTCGTTGCTTCTACCCGGCGTTCGGCTGCTGACTCAATGGCCGAGGCCTTTTCTTCTGTGCGCTGTCGGTCTGCTTTTTCTTCAGCCTGTTCACGCCCGCGAAAACGGCCCACACCAAACGCACCAAGCACCATCAGGATCGCAACTCCGATTGCCGCCAGTACAGATTTGAGTGTCGTCATAGGCTCACCCGCTCGCGCATCCAGCCATAAACGAATGACTCGTTAGCCGGCCGCTGTTCTGCCAGCTCAAGATAACGCTGGCCCTGGCTACAGTTCAGTGCGCGAAGCAATACGATTTCCCCTTCGCCGCCTCGTTTCTCCAGGAAGGACTTTAGCGCGCTGATGCTACGTGGGCCGATTTGCCCGTCGGCGATCAGATCCGGATAGAGCTGCTGCTGGTTATTGAAAACGTTCAGCCAGCGCTGGAACCATTTAACCTGCACCGATGGCCCCATGTTCACACCGGTATCGCAAAGTTCGGCGGCAATGGAAGGGGATACTTCTGCCACCTGGTCAAAGCGCGGGCCATACCAGTAATCAGACTCAAGGATCGCCAGAGCCTGCTCACGTGTAAGGTTTCGCATATCACCGGTATAACCATGCGCGCGGGCAGTTGCCTGAGTAATTCCCCAGTTCGTTGGTCCGCCCTTATCATTCGGGTGATCAACATAACCGCCCTCTTTGCCGAGGATGGTGTTAAAGATATCGTCTTTGGTCATGGCTATTCCGTAATGACGACCTTCGCCAGGTTCCCGCGCGCCAGCCACACCGCCATGCAGATGACTGAGTTAAGCAGCAGATCGCCGAGGTTAACCTGTACGTAATGGCCGAGCAGAATGTTGAAGGCGTTGAATCCGGCGGCAAGGATGACCAGATAGGCCAGCACCGCGACACTCAGGCGATGACGCTTTCCCTCTTTCCGGAAAAACATCAGCCTGACCATGATTAACAGGCAAACTATGGCGTTTGCATCCATCAGAAGAAGCTGCCATGTCATTTATCTTCCTCCCCCAGCCCCGGCATCTTCCCGCTTTTGGATTTGCGGAGAATACGCAGCAGGACCGCCACGGAAATGGAAGCAGTGACAATTGCACCGACAGCTGGCGATACCTCAATACTGGCCGGTGGCTTCATCAGGCTTAACGGCGTGTTGATGATTCCGGCCATGATTTTCGCCATGGGTACGGAGAAGAACACGCCACTGATAAACGATATCAGTGCAAAAATAGCCTGCTTCCAGAGTTGATGGGGATCTGAGGTCAGAACGTATAGCGCCGTTCCGGCAAGCGATCCGAGCATCACTGCTGGAGTCGCCTCCGGAAACAGCGTGGCAAAGGTTACACCGACTGATGACGATGTAAGACCAACGCCTACGATAGTGAAGGTCTCAGACATATTTATTCCGTGTGTAGTTGGTTCAGGCCCTCGGGACGATTTAACAAGTAGGCGTGTCGATGATGGTTCCCGGAGCCTGAAAATAAAAAAGCCAGCGACAGGCTGGCAATGTGAGGGTAAGGCAATGTCGTCTCTCTGGCCGTAAATACCCTGGCTGGGTTTGGCTCGCTTGGCTGGATTCGAACCAGCGACCAACCGCTTAGAAGGCGGTTGCTCTTTCCTCTGAGCTACAGGCAAATTGGTGCCGGGCAAAGGAATCGAACCTCTGACGCGCAGCTTACAAGGCTGCCGTTCTGCCACTGAACTAGACCGGCTAATTTGGAGCATCTGGCGGGGATCGAACCCGCATCTTCTGGTTGGAAGCCAGACGTAATTCCCAAACTACGACAGATGCAGAATTGGCGGGACAGGAAGGATTCGAACCTTCGACCATTCGGTTAACAGCCGAACGCACAACCACTGTGCTTCTGACCCTGAAATGAAAAAGCCCAAGGTGTTAACCTCGGGCTTGAATTTTTTTGGCTTCGGAACGACTGAACGGATTCCCAGCGTTAGAGATGAATCTATCCATTTTTTCCGCGAAATGCAATATCTATTTCCTATATATTTTCAATTTTGTGGAAAATGGTTTTTATCTCGTAACTTTTGAGAGAATAGAATCAGCCAAAGATTCCTGTTTGTGGCATTCGGCGACCAGCGACTCAAATAGCGGCTGAAGTTGTTCATATGCTGCCGTTTTCTTTATCTCCGCAACAGTATTAATTCCCTCTATCACCGTTGAGAACTTCAGTCTGGCGTAACCTCTTCCACCGCAGCGGTCACAGGTTTTCATCACCGGAACGCCCTGGCGATCGCTTTCTGCCTTGTCCAGCACCTTACCTTTGCCATGGCAGCGACACGAATTGCTGATAACGCCTTTTCCGTTACACGGCTTGCATTTAACCCGCACCACCTCACGCGCCTGCGTCCAACTTTCCCAGTCACTTGGGCGAACGGCCCGCGACATTTTCGACCAGTACGGCGGTTTCCCCCATGGATATGAGACCTTGTTGGTAAAAACTTGTGCCTCTGTAAATCCGCTACCATCACAGCAATCGCATTTTCGAGTACTGGCAGCACTTCTTGAATAATCCTGGTATGCAAAAGCGCAGAGAACCTTAAGCACGCCTGACCGAGCTGATTCATCGAGTTCCGACAGTGCTCTGAATTTACCTGATAACTTACGTGCCTGCTCATAGAGTCTCTCCAGTGCTATATCTGGGCTGCTAATGCCGATTTTCGAGAGGTAAAGATCGAAACCAAACCCGCACTTGTGCCCAGCAAGGCCAAGCGCCGCCATAACGTCAGTGCCGGTGAGACTGTCTGATGCGGTTGCGCGAGGAGAGTCTCTGAACATCGGTGATTTAGGCGCAAAGTATTTAGCGATTGATTCGAGGTTCATTATGCGGCTTCCTTCTGTGGCTGATTGGTTTCGGTCTGGCTGTGCTTTGCTACTGGCGGCAGGTTTGCGCGCTGAACGCTTTCGGCCTGGTATCTGACAATCTGGTCACGGGTCATTGTTGAATCCTCAGAGCGGCTTCGAGGTCAATCTGCGGGATTGCAAGAAGCGTCCTTCGCTGCTCGGCTGTGATGTTACGCGTCCCCATGAAGACAATTCCTGCGGGAGTCTTTACCGCGGCAACATGCTTTGAGCGATACCAGTTGAGTAAAGCGAGAGTGTTATGGGTGCTCATGATGCCTCCTGTCGATGAGCCCGGCGTTTTTCCAGCGAACGAGCTTTACGGGTGAAGATGGATTTGATGCGCTTCAGATACGGAATATCGAACCGGCGTGGCTCGTTGTCAGATTCAAGACGCTCGACGCGTTCCAGCCCGATACGGGCGATAAGGCGAATCCGGTACTCCACCGCATTGCCGCTCAACTGGCGGTTACAGCGAGTGCAGGCCGAGTGAACGTTAAAAACGTTGAATTTGAGGTGTGATGCAGCACCGCGGGAACGATAATGACTGGCGTCAATTGCACTCCCGGTCAGATAGTTGCGATTTCCAATTAGCGGATTGCCGCAGCTTACGCATTCCTTCCCTTCGTCGCGGATCCGGATGTATCGGTTGAAAGCGGATTGAGCCTCTTTATCCCATTGCGCCTTAGTCTTGAATTCAGCCTTTCTTACCTTCAGCTCACGGCGTTCCTGCTGCGCTTCCTGTTTGCGCTTGCGCTCTGATTCGGCTTTCTTCCTGGCGAGAAGGTGCTGGCTGTACTCGTAACCATGATCAGGACAGCACCACCATACGTTGTCGTAGGTGGCAATGAATTTGGTCTTGCAGATTTTGCAGCTGCGGCGGGTTGGTTTACGCATGGTCACTACCCTGAACCTGCACCAAAGTCAGGTTTCCGCAGAATACGGCGCCGGTGTCGATATACATCTGATTGGCGTATTTCAATGGGTTACGCGCTGGGGTATGACCAAATATGAATAAGTCGGCACCAGTTATTTCATGGTGATTGCCGTCTTGTGAATTGGCGATTCGCTCTCTGTTCCAGATAACCTGCTCTTCGTCGATATCCTTTCCGAACTCATAAACTCCCGCCGGGTAGTCTGCATGGCAGATAACAATTTTCTTATCACCGGTCACCAGTTCGATGACGAGTGGCAGATCAGCCGCTTTGTGAACCAGAGCCTTAGCCAGCACCTCTTTGTCATAGTCGAGATTGAAGAACCAACCACCACCATTTACCAGCCAGTGATTGACGTTACCGTACTCTGAAAGGCCATCAACCATCATCTGCTCATGGTTTCCGCGTACAGCCCGGAACCACGACATAGTAATCAACTCCAGGCACTCTACGTTTTCCGTGCCGCGGTCAACAAGGTCACCCACCGAGATCAGCAAATCACGCGCCGGGTCGAACGAAACCTTTTCGAGTTCATTCATCAGCAGCGTGTAGCACCCATGCAGATCGCCGACCACAAAAATATTGCGCCATTCAGCGCCGTTAATGCGTTGATAGATGCTCATGCGTGTTTTCTCCGTGCCGCGAGACGCAGCCATTTCTGATCCACCAGGCTGGATGTGTAATCTTTGAGAGTGGGTATTTCTGACGGGCTCAGTTCCGGCTTACGCTTGCTGCGTGTAGGTACTTTGTAGATGCCTCCATTCATAACGCGATTGATGAGGTTAGCCATGCTGCTCACCCCACTGTTTCGCCCATTCGATTTCGAGGCGGGATTTCTCGCTGAACTTCACGCCCTGTTGCGTGCCGAACCAGTAGATAGCCTCGATGACTTCAACCATCTGCCGAACGGTCATCTTGCTTGTACGCTGACCGAACATCACAACGCCTCCATCCAGACCGGGAGCCATTCTCTGCTCTTGTTTTTTGGCCTTGGCGACCATCGCGGTGATCAGGTCTTTCCAGTCGTCAGAGTCGTACTTGTTTCCGAACCAGGTTACCTGGTCAGAGAGGTCTTTCAGTAGCGGCCACATCTTGCGATTCTGATCCAACGTGCGCGTCATCTCCTTGATGTCGAGAACTAACGGGCGCTTGGAGTCCACCGGCAGCTCTCGGATGAAGTTGATAGCGTTTTGCTTGATGGCGTCGTTGATGAGGTGGAATTGCTGCTTCATACGCCACCTCCTTGAGGTAACGCAGAATTCAAGAAATCGCAGGTGCATTTCTGCATCTGTAACAAGAGAAGTGACTTCAGATTTTGTGTGCGCATAAACGTCCCCGTTTAGCGCAACCCCATCGCCGGGTGTTCAGACCGACGATGGTTAGATTATAGCATCACTTTTGAAAAATGATTATCAAGAATCACTGCTTATGCTGCCAACTGCTCCCGGTGGATAAACAGCAACTTTCTCTGAACGCCTCGGTAAAGATCGGGGTGTATGCTGTCGCATAGCCCTTTGTATTCCAGAGCTATCTCAAGCTTCTTAAAGAACCATGCTTCATGCGCTTTCATCGGATCATCGTAAAGACCGAGGAATAGATATTTACCCTTGCTGTCATTGGCCCTGGACATGTATTTACTATGCTGTTTATCCCAGCTTACCCCTATTGGCAAATCCCCTCGTTTACGGTCTCGCCCAACGGTGAAGTTATTCAGCTCTTTAGGAATGTAGACGCATGTTGATGGCCCATAAACCTGATTTCCTGGGATAAGGAGGTCCTTATCAAGATGCCATCCGGTCCTATATCGCGGCTTCCACCAGGAGTAGAAAGCAGAAAACTTATGCCACTCAGGGTCAAGTGATACCTGAAGATATTGCTTACGTGCGCTACGATATGATTCGCCGTAACAGCGCTGAAGCAAGTTAATCCATGCTGCGTAAGCTCCATGACGAATGATTTTCCCGTCCATAATGCAACCGATACAGAACTCTGCATCGTTTTCGGCTACGTTGTAGATCAACTTCTGCCGCTTCTGTTTTCTCGGCATGGATTCGAGAATGGCGTCAGTTTCAGGTGAGTGCCAAGGCATCACTTCACCTCCTGCTGTGGTGCTGCTGCAATCACGCTGTCGTGTTTGTTAATGGTCACGATAAGATCCTGCTCAGCCTCATCAAGACAATCACCGATACCACGCCTGTCACCGTCAAAATCATCGAAGTCTGCGCGAATACGGGCAACCTTCCTGACTGCTGACAACACGTCATCCGGAATCACCGGAGAGTTGCCAGTCAGCGGGATATACTTCACACCCCACACATCAGATGGGTCTACGCAGCCCAAAATGAAAATTGGCGCATCGCCCATTCTGCGATCGCTGTGGTAGTCAGATCGAATCCATCCAACAATATCAGGCAACTCATCACGATTACTTACAGGTTGGCTACCCTGAAGCATGGCGGCGCGGAGATTAAAGCGACCTTTACAGACTTCACGTAGCGGCTGAACTAACTCTGCCGACGTCATTGCATCAAGAACAGCAGGATCATCAGGAAGCAGATCATCGCCGGTATTGATAAAATCAAAATCCGCGCCGCATTCAGGGTTTGTGCACTGGATGTGGTGGCAAATGTGGTCGTCATCAGGATCAGCGCTGTTTTCCCCGCACCATTTCACCGGTGAGTTGCAGAACGGACACGGAAGACATCCATTAGCATCCGGTACTACAGGCGCTGGCGTGGCAGTGTAGACTGGCATGGTGCAAGCGTGACTGCGCAATCTCTTGGCTAGGATATGATCCTCAGAGTTCTTTATGTCTGTAGCATTCAAATACGCCACAGGCTCCGCTTCTAGCGATGCCAGCGCGATACGCGCCAGCTCCAGTTCTTCTTCAAGCTCTGCACGGTTTTCAGCGAAAGCGGTCTGTGTAACGGCAAACTCCAGACTCTTAACCTTTTCGCGCGCACGTTCACGTAATTGTTCTCTGGTAATAGTGGTCATGGGTTAGTCCTTATTCCGCGCAAGCTCAGCGCATATAAAACCGAAAATCATTACGCCTGCATGTCCTGCAATTAGCAGCCAGGGCGACACATAAACATTTGCTGCAACCAGGCTTATCGGAATGACTGTCAGGCCAAGGAGTGCTATTAGCGCATAAATTTTCCAACGTTCAGCCATACTCACTCCCCCTTACCGATGCCAGCGGCGCGGTCGATTACCTTCACGAACTCAGTAGCACCAGCATCACCACTCACTGCGTATTCACTGATAAATTGACGTGCTGACAAGATGATTCCTTGCTGGTCTGCTACGTGCTTCTCTGCGGCTTCCAGCTCATCCAGCAGCGCCAGCACGGTTTCCGGTCCAGAGAGCAGGTTGAATGCATTCGCCGCGTCAACATCACCATCGACGTTTAACAACGCCTCATCAAACAACTCATCATTCGGCATCATAAGCAGGCGCTTCATTGCCGGTAGCGCCTTCTCCGCTGCTTCCCGTAACGCGCGTTTGTCGATGTTGCTCATTGGGCGGACTCCTGACTTACAGTTTCAGAGAACGACTGCAACTCATTAAGAATTGTTTCAGTCTTCTCTGGATTGCATTCGTTACGGATAATCCACTCGATGCGGTCGATGAAGTCCTTACGAGCACTTGCCCGAACTTCAGCCAGAAAAGCGTCGGTCGCCGGGGTTTCTACACACTGCATTTCCTGCAAAGTCTGCATGTCCATGAAATCGCCGTCAGGCTCAGTGATGGTTGCGTTGTATGCCGAGTAAACCTCTGACGCTTCATGTACCAGTTCAGCGGCTTTAGACTTCAGCGCTGCATTCTCCGCAGCCAGTTGCACCAGTCGAGCATTTGACGCTTCCATGCCCTTCTTGTAGCAGTCGGCGTCAATCTTGCTTTGCTTCAATTCCGCAGCCAGCGCAGCGCATCTGGCTTCCAGTTCTTCGTATGTTGGTTTCATGCCCCTACCCTCCCGTAAACCATCATCAGGCGCTGATGCGCTTCGCTTTTCATGAACTCCGCCACCACTCCGTTTTTATCCGGGTTGTAGGGCATGAACATCTTCGGATCGTATTTGTCAGCCGGTGCCTTAGCGATGCCTTTGGCTTGCTGGCCAGCCGCATTTGCCTCGACTGCTCGACGTGAAATTGCTTCCCTGCCGCCGTGTTCTAACCAGGTCTGATGGTCGGCTTCGCTGGCGAATACACCGATGCCGGATACGCTACGCAGCATGCCGAGCCTTCTCAGCGCTTTGGCTTCCTCGTAGTAACGGGATCGACCGATACTCAAATCGCGGATCATGTCTGCTACGCTGACAGGCTGATTGGCTTTCACGTAGCTGACGATGCGTTGTTTTATGCTGTCCATCATGCTGCCCCTTTTGAACGGTAAGAGTCCCAGGTGAATGACAGCGTGCACCCGCCACCGTCGCTCATGCGGTCAATGACGCGCTCCCCGATAAATGCGGCCAATTCGTCTTTGGTCTGGTTGCTTATCAGAATGGTTGGTTTCATTCTCTCGTAGCGAGTGTTGATGATTTCGAACATGATTAATTTCTCTGCCTCGCTGCCGAATTGCACACCGACCTCATCGATGATCAGCAGATCAGCGCGGGTGAAATGCGCAATCACATCGTCTTCACAACGGGTTGCTGTTTTCGACCAGGTTGATTTGAAATCACGGGCAATTTTCAGCGCCGTTGTGAAAATAACTGTGCTCTGATACTGCTCAATGACGTGACGGGCGATCGCCAATGCAAGATGGTTTTTCCCGGTTCCAGGCTTACCGCACATTACCAGCCCACCGCCCTGCTTCAGCCGATCAGGCCATTTTGCGGCGTACGCCTGGCAGACACGCAAAGCTTTCTCTGAATCCTTCCCAACAGGCAGGTAGTTATCCAGAGTGCATGACACAAAGCGTTCAGGTATTTCCAGCTTACGTAGCAGCAGATCAACGTTTTGCTGGCGGGTACGCTCATCCCATCGAATTTTCTCTTCTCTCAGAAATTCCAGCTCATCGCGCAAGCACCCAGGGCAGCGAGTTGGCATGGAAGGAATCTTAATTTTCCCAACCATAGACTGCCGTTTACGCTGTTCGTATTGACCATGTTTTTCGCAGTTCACCATCTCCAGAAATACCTCGCTATGTTCGATATCTGCAGGCGGCTTACTAAGTTCGGCCAGGTGTTTTTCAATCAGTGCAATTTTTTCTTCCAGTTCCATGATCAATCCCTCGCCCATGATGGAATTTCTGTCTGACCGTAGTCTTTTCCAGCGAAGTTTTCCGATACTCGAGGCGGAACACGAGGAGGCTGTTTAGCACCCTTCGGCTCAAACAACCCCTGCCAGCCATTAGCAATGCTCTGGTTGATGATTTCTTCAGGTTGGTATCCGCTGCACTTACAGCGCTCAAGCAGGTTGATGGCCTGGGTAACCGTCAGTTGAGACTTGATCGGTTTTTTCAGGTCACGACGGTAATCGACCCATGACCTCCAGACTGATACTGAAAGCCATTCAGGAAGCTCAACACCAGCCGGATCGAACGAAGCCGGTTTGGGGGATTTAGGGGGGTTATTAATATTGTCTTTATTGTCTTTTGTATGTTTGTCTTTTGTGTTTACCTGATTTGGGTAAGTGTCGTTACCTGATTTGGGTAAACATTTCTTACCTGATTCAGGTAAATTTACCTCTTTCAGGTAAGATTTATTTTTATTGCCTGATTTGGGTAATTTCACCCATTCACTGACCGCTTTGTTAATTCCGACAGATCGCCCAATTTGGGTAAACACTCTGCGCTTAACTAACGTACTTTTCGCGGCAGAGCATTTGTGCGGAAGAATGCCAGTAAGAGCAGATAATTGATCGTTACTTACCCAATCTGTCTTTTTGTTGAAACCATATGTTTTGCGCATTACAGCCATGAAGACCAGCAACTGATGCTGAGACAATCCAGCCAGCATGACAGCCTCCAGTAATTCATTAGCGATGCGCGTAAACCCGTCGTCGAGATCTGCCACGCGCGGCTCCTTAGGTGCCACGTCAGGCACAGGGAAATTGATTACTTCGGCAGTGTTTGCCATAATTGCTCCTGTGAATTGATCCAGTTAATTCCACCAGAAAGCTGTTGGTGTTCGAGCACCACAGCTTTCGCCATTTCTGTTGTTCTCACATAACCCCCAGCATCGATGTGACCATCGTCATGAGTGGGCCTACCTGCTCCGGCATGAGGCGGAATAGCGACGCTATACCCTCGCTTACCTCTTTCAGCTTCTGATGCTCTGGAGCGTCCAGCAGCACAGCCTGTTTAGCCTCGGCGAGTTCTTTCTCGGCTTCAGCCAGACGAGACATTTTGCAATCGGCACCGATCAGGCGAGTGCGATACTCAACAGGCAGGACCGCCATGATTGCGGGCGTCAGCTGGCGCACGTTCTCGCGGTACTGTTCGGAGTCGAAGCGGTTATCCAGGAAGCGGAACAGCTTCTGGCGCGCCCGGCTGATGTCGTCCGGAAAGCTGATGGCGGTCCCGCCCTGCTCCCGGTATTCGTTGATGATCAGCGCCGAAACGACGTCCTGATTGTCCAGCGCCGACGACCATGCACGGACCGCATCGCGGATCTTTTCGTGGTCTGGTATAGCCTTAGGTTGAGCGCGGTTTATCATCGCTCCCGGGTGTATTCCGGTATTGTGTTGATACGCAAGTGAATGCATTGCTTTCCCTTTCGTGGTTAGGGCCGCCGTTAAGCGGCATGAGTTTCTGGGTGCGGAAATAAATCGGGCAGATCAGGGCGGATTTCATGAGCCTTAATCTCGCCACCAGTGGCATTAACGATGGCTGTTACTTTTTCTGGAGAAACAGAACCGCCATTCAGCCACTTGTGAACCGCTGGCTGACTAACGCCGCAGATCTCAGCGAGACGCTTCTGGCTGCCAACGATTTTCAAAGCACGTTGAATAACTTTGTTCATGGATTTTACCTATCCGGTTACTAATTTGATTTGAAGATAACTCAAGTTATGACCATTGTCCATAACCTTTGTTATTTTACTCTGCATAACCTGGGTTATATATTGGTGAGATGAAAACATTTGCAGATCGACTAAATGCGGCTATGAGCGCCGCAGGCATATCCCAAGGGCAACTTGCTGAGAAAGTTGGCGTGTCACAGCCAGCTATTCAGAAAATGACCTCCGGAAAGACTAATGGCAGCCGTAAGATGGTTGAGCTTGCGCACGCCCTCAATGTCAGACCTGAATGGCTGAGCTCTGGCACTGGCCCTATGCACAGTGATGAGCGCAGAGAGTCCTCCATTCCTCCTGAAAGTGAATGGGGTAAAATTGACGCTTGGGATAGCAAGACTGATCTGCCTGATGACGAGGTCGAAGTGCCATATCTTAAAGATATTGAGCTGGCTTGCGGTGATGGTTCCTGCCTTGAGGATGACTATAACGGCTTCAAATTGAGGTTCGCAAAGTCCACTCTCAGGAAGGTTGGAGCGCAACAAGATAGTGTTCTTTGCTTCCCTGCTTCCGGAAACAGCATGGAGCCAATGATCCCGGAAGGAACTACTGTTGCTATAAACACCAACGACAAGAAGATTGTCGACGGAAAGGTATATGCAATCAGCCAGGACGGATGGAAGCGATTAAAAGTTCTTTACAGAACCAGCCCAAGTCGCATAGTCATTCGCAGCTTCAATAGCGAAGAATATCCTGATGAGGAGGCTGACATTGACAGAGTAGAGATCCTCGGTCGCATGTTCTGGACTTCAACTATCTGGTAATACGGAGGCATGGATGAAAGTGAAGGCGCCATTCACGCCGGTATTAGTCTGCATTATTGCCCTGGCTGGATGTGGCGATAAAAAACCAACTGAGAATGAGGCGTTTCAGTTAGCGAAGAAAGAGATATCGGTCGCACTGTGTGGTGATAAGAGTGCGTCCTGCTTTATTGTTGAAGGAGGAAACGCCAAGGTATCAGACAAGAAATCTGATGGTACGTATGGCGTCTCAGCTACCTTCGAATCAATCAAAGGAAAAGATAATCCTCTTCCGTATAGCGAAGGTGTTGTCTACTTCGACATAGACGCTAAAACTGAGGAAGTTTACATCAAGTCTATTGAGGCATGGTCAGCAGACGGAAAACACTCTGTTGTTACCTGTGGCCACAACTACAAGTTATGTAGAAAGTAACCCCCCTCTAAAGGCAAACCCGCTCCGGCGGGTTTTTTTACGCCTAAATCTTACCTACACCACCTTTTTTCAAAAATAAATTCATTTAGTTATCATGTAATTATAACTTTTGTGATGATAATTATAAATTAGGTTATTGCCATCACTCATAACTAAGGTTATCTTTAATCCATCGAAACGAAACATCGACAGCTGAGCGAAGTTAGCCAGCGGCGGACAGCAAGTCGCCTGCTCATTAAGAATTCAGTCAAGCAGCAAATCACCCGGAGCGCTCCTGGCAAATTGAAATAGCGCCCAATGGGATTGAGGCAGGTGTGTAACGCGTGGCGGGTATAGCACACGAAGAGGACTCCGAACCGGAATGGTTTGCTGCTCAGTTCCCGAACATTCGGGAAGCTTTACCAGCAGCTCTTTGCGAGGGGCTGACGGTAAACAAGCAGAGAGGTAATTATGCGGCCTGAGTTAAACCAAGAGTATCTCCGCACAATCCTAACTTACGATCCTGAAAGTGGTCATTTCAAATGGAACTTTAACAAAGGCGCTCGCAATAAATCTCCTTATGCGGGGACGCTAACCAGTTACGGGTACATCAAGATCCTGATCGACCAAAAGCAATACTTTGCTCACAGGCTCGCTTGGCTTTATGTGCATGGACACTGGCCTGAAGGTTTTATAGACCACATCAACGGCGATAAAGCTGACAACCGCCTCATTAACCTAAGAGAGGCTAAACGTGAAGAAAACTGCCGGAATGTTTCTCTTAAATCAACAAACACCAGTGGTTACGTTGGGATTTTCCTCGACAAGCGGAACGGTATATGGAGAGCCCAGATAACAGTTAGCAGAAAGCAAATCGTTCTTGGTTACTTCCATTCAAAAATTGAGGCTGTAAGGGCCTTTAATGCTGGCGCATCCCTTCACCATGGTGACTACGCAGTAAGAAAAATACAGCACAACGAAGAGATGCTCATGAAAGAGTTTGGTCATCTTTAGCATTTCTCCCGCATCAGCGGGTAACGACAGAGGGTAAGACGATGAGTGATACGTACCAGGCGGTATATGACGCAGTGAGAAGCAAACTTAGCAATGCGGACGTGGGTTCGGCGATAGAGAGTGCAATGCGTGATGCCCAAATCAGTTTCTATTTTGACCGTATGGCTTGCGTTTTCGATGAGTATGCATCTGAACAAGCAAGGCCGTGCGTAGTGTTCAAACCGACGCTGTCGCAAGACGGTAATGCATGGCTGGCTGTTCTCGGTGACATCACTACGGGTGTCGTAGGTTGTGGTGATTCACCCGCAGAAGCCATGTATGACTTCGATAAAAAATGGTTCAAAAAAGAAAATGAAAACCACGCGCCTGATGAACAAGACGTCACTCATGAAAAACGAGAATATTATGACGCAAGTAAGGACTATTGAATTAATTAATTTATACAGAAATCAAAATTTAAATCAGGTCGCATAAAGCGGCCTTTTTACGCCCGTCAGCGGGTAACGACAGAGGGTAAGGCGATGATTGAAGACAAGATAAAGCGGATTGATTCCGCAATATCACTTCTACGCAGCATGAAAACAGACATAACGCGGCTCAGCAAACTTAGCGCCAAAGACTTTCGCGATATGACTCCAAAGCAATGCTCGAAGCGAAACGCAGACGCTGATTGGATAGCTATGGAGTTAATAAAGCGCGGACATGAACTTCATGCACTGGCAGTAGAGCTTGGTTTTGCGGAGCGTCGAATTAGCTATGAAGAAATTGAACTCACAGATAGTTGGCATCGATTTAAATACAAGCCACGAGAACCACAGTAGCCGCTAATCAGCGGCTTTTTTCATACCTCAGTCGCTTCACCGAGGCGGCTTAGTTATGACAACCGGCGGCCATCCACCGCCAGATATTGCGCAACCCCATTATTAACGTTCCGTTCGCCGCGATAAGGCCAAGAGGATTTATGAGCAACAAAACTGGAGGGCGCGCTTTCCCGTGCGATTCTATCGTGGAGCGCGACGAAGTTGGTCACTTACATGGTTTCGAAGTCAGCTCTGGCGGCATGACGCTACGCGATTACTTCGCGGCTAAGGCTATGCAGGCCAGATTATCCAACCCGCAATGGATAGCCAGTGATGAGCGTACAGCGTTGGATGCTTACCAAGTCGCAGACGCAATGCTCCGCGCCCGGGAGGCATCATGACAGTCACCCACAACGGCAAGCAGTACACCGCCAAAAAGCTCAACGATAACGAGTGGCAGCTGACGTCGGTATCTAACCCTCGTGAAAAGCTGACGCTTAACCGATGGCACATGAAGTTGGCTGGCCTCCTGGAACAGGTTGAGGTGAAGGTATGATCAACCACTACGGCACCACCCCGCTCATTCGCCAGTGCGTCACGCCCGGCATGATGGCAATGCATGAAGGCCGCACCTATCGCGTCTCAGCAGTCATTCAGGAGCGCAAATGGGTGTACCTGCACACCGATGCAGAAATCATCCGCCTCAGTGACTGCGTGATTGACGTTCTTCTGGACGGTCACGGCAACCCTATCCAGCACTAATCACCCTATTCAACCTATCGGCCTGGCTCAATGCGGGCGGGATCTGCACATCCAAATTTCAGGAGAAACCATGAGCGAAGTAACGGACTTAACTGTCATCGAAATCAAGCCGGAACAGGCGCCAGTGCTTTACGTAGCTGGCGGCCTTGATGCTTATCTCGAGCAAATCCGCCAGGCAGTAAACGAAGTGCCGGACTTGTCCACAAAGAAAGGCCGTGACCGTGTCGCCTCTCTCGCAGCACAGGTGTCCCGCAGCAAGACGGCAATCGAAAAGCCGGGCCGTGAGTACCTGAAGCGCCTGAAGGAGGCTGTGCGTCCTGCTGAGGCGGAAATTAAGCGTTTCGTTGATGCGTGTGACGAGCTGCGCGATGCGACCCGCCGACCACTCACCGAATGGGAAGCCGAGCAAGAACGCATCAAGGCTGAACAAGCCATGAACGCTATGCACGCCGAAGCGCTGGTGATGAACGAGAACATCGATTTGCAGCGCGCGATTCAGTTCGAAGCAGACCACGAAATGGCTTTGCTGATGAATGACGCTTTCGACCGTGACCGCGAAGAGCAGCGCCGTCTGGCGGAACAGGCTCAGCGTGAACACGAAGAGCGCATTAAGCGGGAAGCTGCGGAACAGGCCCGCCGTGATGCCGAAGCGAAGCACAAAGCGGAGATTGAAGCCGCAGCGCGCCGTGAAGCTGAAGAGAAAGCACGTGCAGAGCTGGCTGAACGCCAGCGCGTCGAAGCGGAACAGCGTGCAGCTCGCGAGAAGCAGGAAGCGGAAGCCCTGGCGGAACGCGAAAAAGCCGCGGCGGTTGAAGCCGAGCGCCTGAAGGCAAAACAGGCAGAAGAAGCTCGCCTGGCGGAAGGGAAGCGCAAAGCTGATGAGCAGGCAAAGCGTGAAGCTGACGTGAAGCACCGCAAGACGGTCGGCACCAACATCGTTAACGCACTCACCAGCCACACCAGATTAACCCGCGAACAGGCTATCGAAGTGCTTACTGCTCTGAAAGATGACCTGATCCCCTGCGCGAAAATTCATTACTGAGGTGAACAATGATCCCCGTTGATTTAGCAAGAACACCGGAACTCAGCCGGATAAAACGCAAGTATCACGTTGTTGAAGCTCTGTACTGGCGCAAGGCTGCCAACAAAAGCATGAAGCGTCATTGTCTGCGCATGGCTCGTGATGAGCGCATCAACAAATGTGACTTTCTCGGCGAAAACCTGCCGTTCTGAGGTGAAGCATGGAACAGAAAAAAGTGTATGCCGCAATCAGCGGCGTAGCCTCTGCGCTTGCAGAGCAAGGTATCAGAAAAGAGAAAAAACAAGGCAGCCAGGTTAACTATGCGTTTCGTGGAATCGACGATATCTACAACGCACTGGCTCCTGAGCTGGTCAAGAATAAGCTATTGATTCTCCCTCGATATACCGAACGCACATGTGTAGAGCGAACCAGTAAAAGCGGTGGCGCTCTGTTTTATATCACGGTTCGTGGCGATTTCGATTTCGTTAGCACTGAAGATGGCAGCATTCACACCGTCACGACCTACGGCGAAGCGATGGACAGCGGCGATAAGGCAACCAACAAGGCCATGTCGATCGCCTACAAATACGCAGCGTTTCAGGCGTTCTGCATCCCTACCGAAGAAACTGCGATTGATGCTGATGCAGAAGTTCATCACTTAAAACCAGCTGATGCAGACCAGATTCTGGCTGAATTTACGCAGTACGCCGGCGCTGAGAACGACAGCAAGAAACTTCAGGAACAGTACGCATCAACATGGCAACGCCTTAACGGATGGCCTGATCACCAGGCCAAATGCAAAGACGTAACCGGAATTCGAATCAGAGAACTAAAACAGGCGGCATAACCGCCTCTCCTATCTAACAACGGGCGGCATCGCCGTTATCGATATGACTCCTGAAACTATCCTCAGCATTCTACGCAAGGACGCGCGGAACAATATCACTGCGTTCCACAGATGGAAAACTTCAGCAGGCGCACTAAGCCACTCAGAAGGAATCACCCTCAATTACCACGAGCCATATTACGAGGGATGGGCACCTAACTTAGAGATGCAACAAACATTCATCTCAGGACCGGCACTGAAAAAAATACAACAACACCTGATCGCTGAGGAATGGGGAAACGGAACAATCGGCGGCTGCGTGTATCGCCTTAAGGAGAACCAATGAGCGAACTTTGGCAACCGTGGGAAAACCTATTCCTGCATGAAGTTGGCAGAACAATGCCTGTATCGTTAATTGCTGAAAAGCTTGAGCGTACGGAACGCGCCATAACAACTCAGGCATCGCGTATCGGCGTGACTCTTCCATCTCGAATGACCGGTAGACGCTGGACCAAAGCCGAGCTGTTCCTGCTCAGCCGTTTCACACCTGAAGAAGTCGCCGCGGCAACCGGGCGCTCAATTTACTCCATACGCAGCAAATTACAGTCTCTGACCAGAGCGTCAGGAGGAAAAGTCATGCCTGAATGGACAGCAGAAGAAATTGCATACCTGTGGCGCCACACAAACGCAGAAGTCGCAGAGATTACTGGTCGGAGTATCGAAGAGGTCGGAGATAAACGGCTGCAAACCAATATTGAGCGTAATGGCTGGGATGTTAACGATCCAGAGAGGGAGGATGCATGAGTAAAGTAGGCGATTATTTCTTTGAGTTCCCGGCGTCGCGCGGCACGCAGGGTGGTACTGTGACTTACATGATCACTGCACCTGCCCGCGCGCTGACGCGCATACTTGCCTCCGACAATCACGGCAGCACGCTCGAGCGTTCTCAACGCGAAATTAACCAGGCGCGAGTGAAGAAGTTTTACCAGTACCTCGTCAATGCATACCAAAATAAAGAGCCCTTCATCATCCCGCCGCTGGTCGGCAACTGCGATGCGGATATTGAGTTTGAAGAGTTTGGCAATACGAATGTGGGCGTCGCACGCTTCCCTATGGATGCGGTGATCAAACTGTTCGACGGCCAGCACCGCGCCGCCGGGTTAGCTGAGTTCTGTCGTACTTACGGAGAGCCAATCAGCATCCCGCTAATGCTGACGCATAATCTCCCACTGAAGGCACGCCAGCAGTTCTTCTCCGATATCAATAACAACGTCTCTAAACCTTCCGCTGCGATCAACATGGCCTATGACGGGCGTAATGATGTGGCCCAGGGGATGGTGACGTTCCTGTCTCAGCATGACACCTTCGCAGAGGTGACAGACTTTGAGCACAACGTCGTTCCGGCGAAAAGTAAGCTGTGGGTGAGCTTCAAGGCGCTTAGCGACGCGACGGCCAAGTTTGCCAACGCGGGCAGTAAGCCGCTGGAAATGGGCGACATCGAATCCATCTGGGAGGCCTGGTTGGCCCTGACGCAGATCGAAGCGATTCGCCACGGCACCAGCCAGGCAGACTACAAGCGTGACTACATTCAGTTCCACGCGGTAATGATCAATGCCTTCGGCTACGCCGTTCAGCGGCTGATGGCTGACCACTCAATTGTCGATATCGTCCAGATGATTGAGGAACTGGCGAGCAGTGCGGGCTCCACTGAGATGGAAGACTTCTTCCTGATTTCGCGCTGGGGCGGTATCTGCGTGAATGCAGAAAAAGACCGTCCAACGATTATTGCCTCCGTTCCGGCGCAGAAATCTGCTGCTGAGCGGCTCGTCAAAGTTATCCAGGCGAAAAGACTCGGGGAATAGTTATGACAATGCAGATGCACTCAATGCCATGGCCTGAATCTCAGGCCATTTTTTTGTCCAAAACTTATCTGTACATGGATATGGATGAACTGTGCGCAACGTTACAGCGCACCAAAGCGTCTATCCAGATGAAGGCCAGCAGCATGGGGCTTTACCGTTGTGGGAAATTAGCCATCGACGATCTGCAGCTGATTGAAGCCCTGCTTGATGCCGGTCTTGAGCATGCGGTTATCGCCAGAAAGTTCGAGCTCTCAGAGCCTCAGCTAATAAGGGTTCTGGAAACGGGAGCCTTTCATTGCGATATCTGCGCCACGTTCTCCGCGTCTATGCGTTCCTCTTACTGGAAATTCGACGGAGAGCCGCAAAGGACTTATAGCTGCTGTCCGGCGTGTTGCCGGGCGATGGTTGAAAGCTTTAACGCAGGACACGACGGACCGTTGCTGGCACGCAGACGGGAGGCGGCATGACCTATCAACTACACGTCGGGCGTTGCGAGGACGTCCTGAAAACGCTGCCGGATAACTCAGTTGACGCCATCGTGACGGATCCTCCGTACGGGCTCAGCTTCATGAATCACAAATGGGATTACGACGTCCCAACAGTTGAGCAGTGGCAGGAATGCCTGCGCGTTCTCAAGCCTGGAGGACACCTGCTGGCGTTCGGCGGATCGCGAACTTATCACCGACTTATCGTCAACGTTGAGGATGCCGGGTTCGAAATACGCGACCAAATCCTCTGGATTTACGGCAGCGGCTTCCCCAAGTCGCATAATCTGGATGGCGATTTTGATGGCTGGGGAACGGCTCTTAAGCCTGCGCACGAACCGATCGTCATGGCTCGAAAGCCATTCAAGCAAACCGTGTCCGCCAACATGAACGAGCACGGTACCGGAGCAATCAATATCGACGCCTGCCGGATACCGACCGATGAGGCGCTTAATGGTGGCTCCGGCGGGCTGCTTTCGCATCAGCGTGACGGTACTAAACCGGTTGCAGACTACGAGCAGGCACCGGAAGGACGCTGGCCAGCCAACATCATTCACGACGGAAGTGATGTTGTCGTGTCAGCGTTCCCTGATGCGAAAGGCCAGCAAGGAGCGCTTACCGGCAATGAGCCAAGCTCTAAAATGGGTGCGGCGAATTGCTATGGGCAAATGGACCGGCGGCACGAGTCAACTCCACGTATCGATAGCAGCAAGAGCGCCGCCAGGTTCTTCTACTGCGCAAAAGTGAAACCGAAGGAGCGCGACGAAGGCCTCGAGAGATTTATCGCGACGTCGGCCAGCGACATGACCGGCGGACGTAAAGAAGGAAGCGTCGGCATTAACGATCCGCGCGCCGGTGCCGGGCGAACCAGTGGCGCGAAAAACAATCACCCCACCGTTAAGCCGATCGCTCTGATGAGTTATCTCTGCAGGCTGATTACTCCGCCAGGCGGTACCGTGCTTGATCCGTGGATGGGAAGCGGGAGCACTGGACGGGCGGCTATCGAGGAAGGTTTCAACTTCATCGGCATCGACCTTAACCCTGATTACGTAACCATTGCTTCTGCGCGAATTGCTTACTCCTTCAAAAAGACGACGGAGGCCGCATGACGCCAGCAGCCTATTACAACGAAATCGACCCGTTCGCTGCGCAGTGGCTGCGTAACCTGATCGCCGGCGGTCATATCGCTCCGGGCGAAGTTGATGAAAGGAGTATTGAAGATGTCACACCTGACGACCTACGAGGCTTCACGCAGTGCCACTTCTTCGCCGGAATTGGCGTCTGGTCCCATTCCCTGCGCCTCGCCGAATGGCCGGACGATAAACCCGTCTGGACCGGGTCCTGCCCGTGCCAGCCTTTCAGCGCGGCAGGCAAAGGAGATGGGTTTGCTGACGAGCGGCACCTTTGGCCCCACTTCTTCCACCTCATCAGCGAGCGCAGACCTCAGCATGTCTTTGGCGAACAGGTTGCAAGCGGTAACGCAAACACATGGTTCGACCTTGTACAAGCAGACCTGGAAGGAATGGGATACGCCTTCGGGCTTGTGCCGTTTGCGGCAGCGGGCGTCGGTGCGCCGCACATCAGAGAGCGGGCTTATTGGGTGGCCAACTCCACAGGTGAGCAATATTACCAACGCAACGACAGTGCAGATGAGCGGGGATGGTCGAGAAACTCCGAACAAAATAGGTTGGGCAGCAGCATTGACGGGATGGGTAACGCCGACGTCACGAGACTGGAAGGACTCAGCAGGCATGACTGCGCTGCGGGAAGGGAAGGATCGTCTGAACCAACTACCACGACAAACGTTCATGACAGGCTGGCCTACACCGACAACAAACAACACTCGATCGCCATCAGTGGATGCGGCAATGAACATGTATCGACAGGACGGCAGCAAGACCCAGCAGCGTTTGCAGGACTTCGCGGGGATTACCGGGCCCTTGAGGTTAACGGTTTTTGGCGAGATGCGGACTGGCTCTTATGTCGAGATGGCAAATGGCGTCCAGTTGAACCCGGCACATTCCCGCTGGTTGATGGGGCTGCCGCGCGCCTGGGACGAGTCGAGCCCGGGGTGGCAAGAGTGGCAGGCCGCAACCGCACAGGCCGACTTAAGGGTTACGGCAACGCCGTAAACGCACAGGCTGCGGCTGAATTTATCCGGGCCTATATGGAGGGGTTATGACGCCAGAACATCAAAACATCATCCGATCCCAGGCACGCAAATGCATCGTTGAATGCAAGGCTGCCATCGCCGCTAATCCGGGGAATCGCGATTCAGTGACTCGACCAATCATCCTTCGTCATTACGACCAGATAAAAACCATCTGCCAGCCATTCTCCCTATTCCTTGTAACTATCGGCCAGATTAACGGCATTCTGAAGGAACGTTCCTCATGAACAGAGCCTCACCAGTTGATTTGAGAAAAAGCATCGAAATTGCCAATCACCTGGCCCACATCGGGATTCGCTTTGTGCCGATCCCGGTGGCGACCGAGGAAGAATTCCAGACGCTGACCGCCGAGCTATCGCAGCGGCTTGAGCAGATGGCTGTCGAAGCCGAAAAGAATGAAGGCGGTGCAGCATGAAGGCACTAATCACCAGGTCGCTATCGCGGCCTTTTTTATTGCTGGCGTTCACCTTCAACCGTATTAACCGACAGTTCGCGGAGTGACTATGGAAAATTTTAAAGGCACCAAAGGTAATTGGTCATATAGCAAAGAGACCGGAACAATTCGCGGTGATGGTGGCCTTCTCGCTGAATTACTGATTAATGGTTCCGAAGACCATAACGGCACGCTCATGGCTGCCGCTCCTGAATTGCTGGAAGCGCTGCAATTATCACTTACCGCCATGAATGAAATGGGTGACATCCTCAATTTTCACGACATGGCAGATGCAGACTCAGTAGAGAAGCTCACTCCAGCATTTGAAATGGCTAGAACTGCTATCAACAAAGCCCTCGGTAAGGAGTAACTATGCCGGACATCATCGACACAGCAGCAGAGATTGAAGAGCTTCAGCGTAACGCTGCCCTTTCCGCTCACCGCATCGACCGCAACGCCGTATCAGCTGAGCGTTGTGAAGAATGCGACGAACCAATTCCCGAGCCTCGGCGCGCTGCCGTTCCCGGCTGCCAAACGTGCGCGGAGTGCCAGAGCGTCATCGAATTGAGGAACAAGCAGAGGGGGCTGTCATGAACAACCGACAAGCCCGTAGGCTGCTTGGTGCTCACATCAATAACACATATCGAATCAGCAATAGACGCTGGTTGGTATGGGGTAGCAATTGGCCTTTTGTTTGGGAGCACGCAAAGCCATCACCGCGGCAGAAAAGGAAAGCCAAAGAGGTTGCAGCGTACCGAAAGGAATTAAAGCGCAATCAGGAGTCAGCCAATGTTCAGGATAATCCAGCCTAATACCTGGTACGCCGATCCCCACGGCGCGCCCTGCAAAATCCTCCGCGCTAACCACGAAGTCATCCACTACATCCGCAACGGCCGCACTTGCATTGCCAGCATGGGCCGCTTTCAGCATGAATTCGAGCCGCTGACCAAAGCACAGGCCGAGCGGATCGCCGAAGAAATTGAAACAGCAGAACACCTGAAGAAGCTGCGCGCCCAGCGTGCGGCATGAGGAGAGATTATGGGAAAGATGACGTTCGTATTTGAGTATGAGGATGGTAAAGAGCCGCCGGTTAGCGCAGGCATGTCGTTTATGGGTGGGAAGATTGTCGCCGCGTCTTTCCGTGACGCGCTTGAGGACAATGAGCCGATTGATAACGAAATGACAAGCGAAGGGCTGACCATCGATATCATCGTTGCAGACCTGAACAACGGCGGCCCAATCAGCAGCGCGCTGACCGGAAACTTTTCGGTGAAGCGGAACGCCCGATCGCAGATCTAACTCACGCAACTGATAGCCAGTTATGAGCTGGCTTTTGGGTGCGAAAGCACCACCTCGTGATCCATTTTGCCCGGTACGCCGGGCTTCTTTTTACCTGATTTCGAATAATCAACACGTCAACGCGGCCTCGCTTATAATGCCTGGCAGCTAAGGAGTTCTCATGGCTAAGCTTCTCAACTTGCAGGAATGGGCTGCTGAGGTCTACACGACTCCACCCTCCCTTTCTACTCTGCGTCGATGGACGCGTGAGGGGCGAATTTTCCCCGCGCCTGAGCTGCACGGAAAGGAATACAAGGTTCAGCCTGACGCTATCTATGTGGATCCGCGTAAAAGGAACCTTCGCGTAAAACCAAAACACACCAAGCTGCCATCCGGCGGCACTCTACTGGAGAGACTGACTCATGGCGAAAAGGCCAGTACGTTACGACGCTAACCTGCCACGTAACCTGACCTATCGTAAAAGAGACAGACTTTACAGCTGGCGTAATCCGGTGACCGGGCAGGAGATATCTCTTGGCCGGATTGACCGCAAGGACGCCGTTGCCCAGGCCATCGAAGCCAACAACTACATCGACCAGAACTATCTTCCTTCCTGTCTTCTGGATCGCATTAAAGACGTGCCCACTTTCACTGTGGCTGCATGGCTTGAGCGTTACGAGGTTATTCTGGAAAGACGCGAGTTGAAACCCAATACGATGAAGGTCAGGCGAAATCAGCTCGCCACTCTAAAGGACGAGTTCGGAAGGATCCCCCTCGCCTCTGTAACCACAAAGGATATCGCTTCTTTTCTGGAGGCCTACATTGTCTGCGATAAAAAGAGCATGGCTTCCGGATTGCGATCGGTGTTGATGGATGTCTTCAGAGAGGCAATTGTGGAGGGGCATATCGACAGGAACCCGGCAGCGCCGACGCGAACGCCGACACCAAAGGTCAAGCGTGAGCGTCTGCTACTAGGGCAATATGAAGTGATTCGCAATGCAGCCTTTGGTTACTCTGAGTGGGCAGCAAATGCATTTGACCTGGCTCTCGTGACAGGACAGCGTCGGGAGGATGTTTCTCTGTTCAAATTCAGTGACGTGAGAGACGGAAGACTGTTCGTGACTCAGGAGAAAACCGGGCACAAGCTGGCGATCCCATTAGATTTGAGACTGGAAGCTTCCGATCTGTTATTGCAGGATGTCGTTGATCGGTGCAGGATAAATAATCCGTCGGATTTTATGCTCTACTCGTCTGTCAGGCGTGGCGGACGAAAACCCGGTCCGTTAACACCAGACGGGCTTACACAGGCGTTTTCAACGGTAAGGGATACGACCGGTTTAAAGTTCGGCCCTAACCCGCCCTCATTTCATGAGATAAGAAGTCTAGCCGGGCGGCTGTATGAAAGTGAGCGTGGAGAGGATTTCGCACAACGTTTACTGGGCCACAAAAATTTAACAATGACCAAAAAATACCTGGACGCACGCGGTGCAGAGTATGTTATGGTTTAGACAGGATATGGAATATTCGAGTAATTTTCGGGGAATTTCGTGTTAAGACCGAAAAACCCTTGAAAAACAAATAGATAAAAAGAGACCGAATACGATTCCTGTATTCGGTCCAGGGAAATGGCTCTTGGGAGAGAGCCGTGCGCTAAAAGTTGGCATTAATGCAGGCTAAGTCGCCTTGCCTTTTAAGAATAGATGACGACGCCAGGTTTTCCAGTCTGCGGCTTGCACGGCTGGAAAAAAACGGCGCTGATCACTGGCTGAAATGTAAAAACCGCAAGACGCTTTACAAAAGGCTTGCGGTTTTTTATTGGAAATCAGAAAGATACTTTTGGTAACTAACAGAGCTTTTCCGCTCGTTCGATAAACGGTGCCAGACTCATTTTTTCACCCGGTTTTGCCGGATCGTCAATCTGAATCACCGACAGGGGCTGCGCATTTGTTTTACCGCTCGCCACCTGCTCTTGTGCAACATCGTTTAACGGATACTGAACAAGCGTGCTGGGGTTAATCACATACAGCGCGTTTCCTGGCCGACAGGTCAGCATCACCTCTTCACGATTGAACGCCCATTTATCTTTACCGATTTCAAAACGGCTTACGGTGATGACCTGCGGTGCCGCCAGCGCAACCCCTGAGCTAGTCAGAAGCAGCAAAGAGAGAATCACTTTTTTCAT